AAATTCTGGGGGGGGTATACAATTTAATATGGGGGGAACATACATAACCCAATTATCAAGAAGCCTAGTAGCTACAGACAATGAAAATATTTTTTATTTTGTATCTAATAGAGCTAACAGTGCTTTAACTATACATAGAATTGAGCGTGATGCAGCATCTGTATGGAGGTCTTCTATATTCTTTACTCGTGCTTCCGATGTTGCTGCTTCCAACACCAGCACTTGTGGTATATACAATGATGGTGTTGGGAATATTGTATTCATAACATTACCTCCATATACATCAACATATTTTGGATATGTAGCTATAAATGTGTGCACTGGTGCTATTACAGAACTGTATAACAACACCACTGTATTGTCACGGGGTGCTGAAAATAGTTATGGAAATATATTAAATATCGGGGATGGTTCCTTTATTTTAAATGTAAATGGCGGTCCTCTTGGAGGTGCTGCTTTATGCGCACAAGTAGTAGTAGTAAAACCTACTGCAACTTTCATACTAGACATTGCTTTAACGTCAGCCCAGTCTGGGGAAATCATAGAGGTAGATACTGATCAAAATACTAAATATCTACCAGTAACTATACGTGGGGGACATGTACCATTTACCTCTTTATATGGTACTGGATTTATATCAAGAAACAGTATAGTTAAATCAGCTACACCTCAAATAATGCGAAATATCTCATAGGATACAATAATGGCAACTGGATTTATAGCTACACTAACTGGCAACGGAACATCGATAACATACACGGCTCAATCTAATGGGAAAGTGCATATTAACTATCATTTAAAGGGTTCCTCAGCAAACTCTTTTATTGTAGATACACTGTATATAACTTATGTTGTTAGTGAAACATTAGGTACTTTTGAATATTATTTAAGAGGAGGGGAATCCACTACTATTACTACAGTTAATATACCTTTGCACATATCAATTCTCGAGGAGTTAACATAATGCAATATGTAAATGTTTTAAATGGTGTTGTAGTTGGGTGTATAAACACAAATAATGAGGGTGTTGTAAGTAGTGTGCCCGAACAGCCCGTAATTCAATTTATCGTTGATGATTCTACCGTGGTGGGGGTAGATTATCTTGTTATTTTAGATGAAACAGGTATACCAGAATTCACCCCACCAACACCAAAATTACCTATTTTGTTACCAGTTGATTTTAGAAATTTGTTTATGATAAAGGAAGAGATATCTATATCATATTCAACAGATCCAATGGTAAAAACTATATGGTCTAGATTTACCGATCCAAAAGTAACTGTAGTTGATTTAAACTTACCTTCAGTTAAAGACGCTTTGGAGTATTTATCAAAAACTAAAATTATACCAACACAAACTCCTGATATAACTTATATTACTCCAGAGAGAGCTACTATAATTTTAACAGGCAACCCAATTTAAATTCTATATCACAGCAGTAGTATCAAGGGAATGTCTTACTGCTACATCAGATTGAGGGATTTCCCTCACAACCGAGTCAGGCGGCTTCTACCTGACAAAACCCGGAGTTACAAATGGCTGACATGACAACCCCAAATATCTTTACAATGCCGCAAGCTGGCGGGAACGATATGGGAATGGGCGCAATTACACCTTTAATTCTAGGTGCTGCCCTTTTCGGTGGAAAAGGTGGTTTGTTTGGTAACAACGGCGGTGATGGTGCAGCTGCAGCTGCAGCGGTCCACGGCGCCACTGTCAATGAAGTACAAGGGATCGTGAATGGCATCAACACCATTCAAGACATCGGCGCAGTAAGACGTGAGATTGGTGAAGTCCAAAGAGAAATCTGGAAGGCTGAAGGTGATGTGCAGAACGCAATCACTGCAAGTAACGGCCAAGTTACTAACCAAATCTTGCAAGCTCAAATTGCATCGATGCAAGGACAGGCAAGCATCATTAGTGCGGTGGATAGTCACGCTAATGATATCAGTGGGGATATCTCTGCATTCGCTAACGTTAGCAATACACAATTTGCTGTGACTAATGCAGCTATTGCAAATGCGGCGGCAGCAGCATCTCTTGCAGCCAAAGACGGTGAAATCGCCGGTCTACGTAATACACAGATCATTACAGCTAGTATAAGCGCTGATGGTAATCTGACTCGTGCCGCGATTGCTGATTTAAAAGATCAGTTACCAAATGCACGTGAGTTACAGTTACAACGTGAGGTGGGTGTATTGGAAGTTCAATTATCTCGCCAATTAGCTGCAGAAAATGTTCGTTCAGGTAACGTTGATGTTATTACTAATGTTAACCAAACATCTGTGCAACAGCAGCAACAAACTCAAATCCAAGGCATTTTAGCCGCCGTTCAGTCATTAAGTCACAACCAAAATGCTATGGCGACTAACTTAAACATTGGAGGTAGTCAGCGCGGTGTGAATCAAACACCAACGAATGTTGCCGGCTTTTAAGGATGCTATAAGCTATGGACTCGTTAACGATCCAAAAGCAGATCGAACTTCTTCAATCACAGATGGTGCCTTTGAAAGCCCAAGCGATGAGAAGAGTAGAGACGCTAGAAGAAACGATAAAAAGAGTTCTTCAGATGGAGTTGGCGAAAGAAACGCCAGCTGAAAAAGTTGAACCTACTGCAGAGAGTGTAACATTGCTCTCTGCGGTGGGCTCTGCCCTTACTGAAGCTCAACAGCAATGGTTGTCTCTCGCAGAAAATCAGGAGTGTATCCCTGAGTTCTTTATGACGTCAGAGGGGCAAGCGATCACTAGAAGATTTATTACCGCGTACCAGGAGTACATATGCAAGTAGTACATACAGTAAAATTGTCTACTGAGGAAAAGGAAGATTTACTTAAATTAGCAGTTAAAATTGGTTCTGTTAATGAAAGTGTGGCCTACACCCCAGAAGAAAAGACTAAATTGATCAATGATCATACAGACTGGTTCCATTCATTGCTTTGTGACTACATTGATGATGCATTCACATATGGCTATAATGAGGGCTTGAATAAAGCCAATATGAAAGATACCGAGATGTATAAACCCACCACTTAATCTGGAGTAGTATTATGTCAATATTTGACCAAATCGTACACGCAGTAAAAGATGTAGCAGAAGATGTAATAGAAACAGCTGTGCCTATTCTGCCTCATGATATGGTAGAAGAAGTAGTAGATATAGTCGTTGATGGTGCCGTTGACTTAGTAACGGATTAACGATATGCCTGACGAAGCCTGCCGACTAGCCAAGATTGAACAGCGTGTGTATTCATTAAGTGATGACTTGAAGGAACAAGATGATAAGTTGTGTGATATACACGAATTACTTGAAAAAATGAAAGCTGATCAAGCACGTTATAAAGGCTTTATCGGTGGGATCGTTTTCACCATTGGTGCAATATTCTCGTTCATTACTTGGTGGACAAGTAAGTAATGGAGGTCTAAAAGTGCTTTCTGGGTTAGGGCTAATAAATCCAATTAATAAAGGTATGTGGATTACTGCGTCTTACTACTATAAGTTTGACGTAGTTATCTTTAATAATCTTTCATATATTTGTAATACCTCGGGTGTATCAAAAATAGATCCTTCTCGAGCTACAAGTATATGGAGTATTTTTCCTATAGAAACTCTTTCTCCTGCTCCTGAGATAGAATCAAGTAATTTAAAAGGTGATAAAGGAGACCCAGGAGATCAAGGCATTCAAGGTATCAAAGGTGATACTGGTGCTCAAGGAGGTCCAGGCATTCAAGGAAGTATTGGACTCCAAGGTAGTCAAGGTATACAAGGTATTGCTGGAATACAAGGAATACAAGGAATACAGGGACTTCAAAGTATTCAAGGAGTAAAAGGAGATACAGGATTACAGGGTGTCAAAGGAGATACAGGATTACAAGGTAGTGTAGGCATTACAGGACCTCAAGGACCTCAAGGAATCAAAGGAGAGACAGGACTACAAGGTATTCAAGGTATTCAGGGTGATAGTGGACCTCAGTTATCATATATTATATCTAAGACAGATTTAGGGGCACATCGTGCAGTTACTGCTTTGGGAGAATATGCAGGAGTAAAATCTGCTGTTGGTTTTACAATACAAGCTGTAAATATAGATGAAAGTGTCGCTATAATGACTTCTGGAGAGTTAAGTGGATTTTCAGGATTAGCTCCTGGTGAACCTATATTCTTACAACCTAATGGCTTATACTCTCATTTAGCACCTATGACTGGTTTGTCTCAGGTATTAGGGCATGCAAAATCTCTTACTACAATCATTATCCAAATACATTCACCCATATTTCTAGGAAACTAAAATGGCAATTCCAAAGTTTTTAAAAACTATTGCGGGACAAATTACAGAAGTAGTTATAGGGATTCAAACATCAACTGGTGCAACTGATGCGGATAAAGTTCCTGTATTAAACGCATCTGGTCAATTAGACCAATCCTTCATGCCTTCAGGTATTGGTGCTGATACAGCAAGTGTTCTTGCGTCAGAAAACCTATCAGCGGGCAACTTAGTTAATATCTGGAGTAACGTAGGTGTAGCTAATGTAAGAAAAGCAGATGCAACAGTCGTAGGTAAAGAGGCTAATGGTTTTGTGTTGTCTGCGTTTACCGCTGCTACTAACGCTGTAGTTTACTTTGAAGGTAATAATACGGCTGTAACAGGTTTAACTCCTGGCAAGCAATTCTTAGCTACTACAGCAGGTACAGCAACTACAACAGCACCAAGTACATCAGGTAATATTGTTCAAGTAGTTGGATTTGCTACCTCAGCAACTAACCTGAACTTTCAATCTCTTCCCTCTATTGTATTAGCCTAAAATGGCAATAAGAAGACCGTTAGTTATTATTGATGGAGCAATAAGAGAGTTGCCTTTCGGCGATGAAACTGGCGCAGCTGGGGCATCTGTTAAAACGTCCAGATTGTTTAACTTATTTGGAAACCTAATACCAACATTAGGCATAATCAGATGGTATCCTTCAGCAGCAATTAACATTACAACTGGTTTTATAAGCATAGGCGCAAGGTCTGCTTATGATGTCATACTTCAAATAAATATAAACGCAGTCATGGTTGAGATGATTACTTTACCTGCTAATTCTTACAAATCAATAACTGAGACCTTTAGCTTATCAATGTCCCCAACTGATTTTATGACTGTGGATTTGTTGACTACGGGTGGAGAAAACTTAACATTAACATTGGAATATAATTCATGACAATTACCGCAAAATATATTGGGCAATCCACGATACAAGTATCAACTCAATTTACACCAACTTCAGGGGCTGGTTCACTAACTCCTTTTATGACTTTTGCCAACACTATTGCTGACGCAATCACAGACACTACTGTTGGGCAAGCTGGTGCGCTAGGTGGGGTTACATTCACAGCTGCATCTGGGGTTACGCCACAGACAGATAGTGGTTGGATATTATTTGATTCATTCTGGGGTGGTCAAGATAATACCTCTGGAACACAGTCACCAATTTATACTCAGGTCTTTAGATGTATCAATAAAGACGCTGTGACTTATAAAAACGCAGTAATTCGATATAACTTAAAACGACTAACTGTTAACATTTCATGTGTTGAATACTGGGATAGCCCCGCTAACTACAACTTAGCAACACCTGCCGCAGTTACTAGCCATACTGGTGTGAATGAAGCCTATACCTATATGGATTCTGCACCAATTGGATTTAACTTAACATCATGTGATTTTATTATTAACTTTGCTCCACGCTGGGGTGTCCTACATTCATATATAAACAATGAATCTTCTTTGTGGGCAGGTATTTTTGAAACTGCTCGTGAAGATGTTATGGATACAGCGGCTGCTAATTATCCTTGCTTCGGTTGGGTGTCATCAACCCTATGGTGTCTTGGCGCAGCAACGGCAGGCGGTTCAGGTAAACCACTAAACGGAGGTGATTATCCTCTAATCTCTATGCCGAAAACTAGACAAGGTTATTCAGGTATAAATGCTGCCAAAGGATGGGGTGGTGATTATGGTGCTACATTTATGCCAAACTGGTTAGCCACTACAGTAAACGCATTTATTTGGTATCTAGGAAACAGTGCAAATAAGTTTATTTCCAATGGTTGGGACTCTACACGCAGATTAACTCTGCCTGTAAAACCTATCTCTGACTACGCTGGTACAATTACTAACTATGGTCAAATCTTTGGTTTAAAAGTGTTAGCTCCAATTGGTCAAAACATGAACAAAATCACAATCCCATGTGATAGTGATGGTAATGCAGCTGGCAATGGTACGGATAGACCACATTGGTTATTAAATAATCATCATAAGACAGCATCTACTGATAATACCTCATGGTTTGCTAATACATCATGGACTAGTGAGATATTTTCGTTGGGTGCTCGTCCAGAATCCATTTGTTATACCGGTGTATCAATTTATGCTATTTTGGCTGGTGGCGGTTCAGTTGTAAGATTTAGACTGGACACAAAAACAGTAAGTACTGTTGCTACAGGCGGCGGCTATTCGGATATTGAATTTGATGGTGAGCGTTATGTGTATTTCACTTCAAGCGTAGTGGGAATATCATTATCAAGATTAGATACAGCAGATGATAGTACCCTCGTAACATTTAGCTCAGTTGGATATAGTTCGCTTGGTATCAATGGTGGTACAGTTATTTGTTCACCCATTACCGCATCAAATACACCTATCTTCTACCGCTTCAACTCACAAGCATCAACAGGTACGGTAACAGCTATTACCGCAGCGACTATTCCTACTGTAACTTGCCCAGCATTACCTTCAGCTGAAGTGCAAATTATTCGTGATATTAAACCAGATTTTGAAGGAAATTTCTTAGCTACACCTATTCCTGTAGCGGCAGCTTCATTTAGAATTATCAAAATCCCATTTGCTGGCGGTACACCTACGTTATTAACAGGGTTACAAACAGCAGGTATTCCAGCTAATGTAAACACACAAGTTTTAGATGGAAATACCGCTATTTCTTGGCAAGCGATAACAAGTGGGACTATTTATCAATCACAGTTCAATTTAAGAACCGGTGCTTTAATTAGTACACAAAGTGTTGGTACTGCTTCAGCATTGACTGCTAATACAGCATTAACTGCGTTTAAGTGTCAAGGGTCATTGGTTATGATACCTAAGAATTCAGCAGTAGCTAATAACTGGTTTATTACATCAGTAGGCAAAAATGCTACTACTACACTAACTGCCTCTGTGATGATGCTTGACCAAGGGTCGACAAATACGTTTGCTACTACAAACTCCTTGGCATTCTTTGATGGTTCTCGTATCTATGTATCAGTTGATACTGGATTGAAGGTATATAGTAATGTTAATGGTGGAATTACAGTAGGTGGTAATCCTACTGGAACAATTTCACTTGGTCAGGTAGCAATTCCAGCATGATTACCATTGTTGAGGTAACTGGATACATTTTTGGGTTTCCTAGAGGAGGTAATGTAATTACTTCCTCAGCTCGGGGAATCTCTCCAGTTGCCCCAGCAAAAGTAAATAGTGTTAAATTTACGAATGCTTCTGTATTTAATATGGGTACAAGCATCTCTACTACTAGAATCAGTACAGCTACAGTAAGTAATCTAGTTACAGATATATCACGTATTAGATATTCAGGAATAAAAGCAGTTAAACCATTTGCAACTATAGTAAGTAAATTAGTTACAGATGTTTTATGGGTTAGATATTCAGATGTAAAATCAGTACCTATTAGTAGTACCTTATACTTACAGGATGCTTCTGTATTTAATATGGGTACAGGATTGTCTACTAATAGAATTAATACAGCTATAGTAAGTATGATAATTTCAGATGTTTTACTAAGTAGAATTTCTGGAATAAAATCAGCTAAACCATTCACAGCTATAGTAAATAATCAAGTTACAGATGTTTTACGGGTTAAGTATTCAGGGATTTCTACACCATCTATTAGTAGTATCTTATACTTACAGGATGCTACTATATTTACTTTAGGTACAAGTATCTCTACTAATAGAATATACACTATTAAAGCAAGTACGATAATTTCAGATATTTCACAGCTTAGATATTCAGGAATTTCTGCCAATAGAACTGGCATAACACAAACACAACTTATTCAATTTTGGAGTTAATATGAAAATAACAGATAAAATGCCAAATGCTTTATATTTTTATGAAGGATTAACAGAAGAAGAAAAAGCCAGTATTGTGGTACAAAAATACTTTGATTCTGAAACTGGAATTCTGGGTACAATTTCAGAGTTACCTGAATTTGCTGACAAACAGTATGTCTCTATTGGTATGACGTTTTAAATCTATAAACTATGGAATTACTGGTATTTGTTTCTGACGTAGGTTTCCCCATTGCGGCAGCTTGCGTCGGTATGTACTTTGTTTACTTAACTCAAAAGTTTCTACTTGAATCGGTACTCGAAAAAGTCAAAGGGTTAATTGTAATTATCAAGCAGTTAGATGAGCGCGTAACGTCAATGTCACAAGATATTTTAAAGATTGATGCGCTATTATCCGAAGCGTTAGAGTTACCGAGTAAGAAAGATGGAATTTGATGCGATTGCAAAGTATATCAATCAATATGGTTTTCCTATCATCGCAGCAGGTGGCATGGGTTATATCGCCTATTTTGTGTGGTTGTGGGCAACAACAATTGTTAAGCCAATACTCGAAGAAGCACACAATGTGTTAATAGATTTAATAGATCAAGTCCGAACACTGGACGGCGATATGATACGACTAAGCCAGAAGCTAACAACGATACTACTTATGAGAGCAAAAAAATGATTATAGGCAAAGAAGGTATTGCGTTAATTAAAGAATTTGAAGGCTGTAAGTTGAACGCTTACAAGTGCCCTGCAGGTGTGTGGACTATCGGCATTGGTTCAACACGCTACGCTAACGGTTCAAAAGTTAAAGAAGGCGACAAACTACGCGATGAATCGGAAGCAGATGAACTGTTAAAAGCAACACTAGCGACATTTACGCACACGGTTAATACAGCAATTCATCCACCAATGACGCAAAACGAATTCGACGCATTAGTTTGTCTTTGCTATAACATTGGTACAACTGGATTTGCTACGTCAACACTGGTTAAACTGTTTAATGCAGGTGTATCTAAAGGTGAAATATCCCACCAATTTCTACGCTGGGACAAAGCGGGTGGCAATTCACTTGCTGGCTTAACTCGACGACGTGCCGCTGAAGCACAATTATTTTTAAAACCATAAAAAGTAAGAGGCATATTAAATGCCTCTTTTATTTAGTAGAAACACATAGTATCTGACCTAATCATTTTATTCTTGGTTTTGAATCTCTTTCCAAGCCTACACTCGTTAAAATAATAATACCCTACTAGTCTTGGCTTTTTTAATTGAGCTAAGGCTATAGGGTATAATTTTTGGTGTAAGAATAATTGATCTACTTTTGTGTTCTTGCCGTCAAACATCCATGAATAGCTTATTGGCCTATGAATATTCTTACATATAGTTTGTTTATCTTGTTTAGCTCTCTCAATAACAACACTAGCAACATATGCTTGGGTTGTAACTGAACTAATACTAGACTCCATGTACATAACTAATGCAAGACAACCTAACTCAATCATGTGCCTTAGATTTATAATCGATATAAGCTTTAGACTCGGCTAAGGCAACAAACTTATCTGAAGATATAAATTGAACCCTACAGGGCATAGAAGCAGATCTAACTAATACAATCCAATTGCCTGTATCTGCATCATATGACCATGATCTTGTCCACCATGCCCCAGTAGTATCATCTCCAACTTTATGCGTTTTAATCATATCGTGAGAAGCTTTAAACTCTGTATCAATTGGAACAAACTTCAGGTTTTCATCTGAAGCTTCATACCCATTTTCTTCTAACCACATTATTGCTTGTTTAATTCTACCCATACATATCTCCTACATTTGTTAATCTTCTACATGGTCTCTACACTCAACTGAGCACCATCTTCCTACTACTTTCTCTGTCTGATTATTAATCCAGACAGGTTCTACAATAGCTTTACAACACTCACATGTACCTGTACCAATAATGCTGTACTGTGCTTTTTTCTGAATCTCTACAACTGCTCTGTCAATCTCTGCTTGAGCTCGAGCAGCTGATAGATCCAAGGTATCTGCGTATAACATATTCTTCTCATTTATTAAAAGATGCTTTACCCTTTCGGGCTATCCCCTTGATTTCTTGGCCTGTTGCATTATTGGGGATTGTGATTGCTTGATGCCATCCCTGATAGTACACATCCAATTCGGCCCCTAGTTTAACACTATCATGAGTGATTTCAGGTAACTCTTGCCATTGCATACATTTAATTAATTCTTGATTAACCCATGTAACTACACTAAGTTCATCTTTTATAAGTAAATAAATAGCATCATGAATAAGGGCAATAGGTAACACTTTTAATCTATAAGGGGAATTCCATACCTTCTGCATAAACTCACAGACAGCTCTGTTATTGAGAAGACCAAAACTTTGTCCCATAGCATTACCAGCAGTACGTCCTTCAGCTGCAGCCTCATAAGGCATCTTAGGTCCACCAAAGATAGTCTGACCTAATAAGGGTGTTCTTACTCTTAAACCAAAGGCTACATCAACATATCCATCTTTGCTGGCTTGCTCTAAACGACTCTGGATATACTCATCAGACTCTTTATATAGCTCGTGGTAGTTAGCTTCAATGCCTTTAGCTACATCTGGATCAAACCCTAGGTTATTAACCAGTGTATGCCATGTACCTTGATAAGTAAGGGCAAAGGTAGGACCTTTAGAGTCTTGTCTTAATTCTGGATACTTCTGCTTCATTGAATTGATAGACTCAACAGTATCTATAATATCAGGACATTTATCTCTAAAATATGAGAATGCTCTTAGACAGTGACCATCATAAGAATCTGTGTATACTTTTAGCTTATTAGAGTCTTTAGTAGATAAGGCTGAGATCATATCTTCTAAGGAATTAAAGTCAGCTCCTGCCATTACCCATCCTTCTCTGGCAACAAAACACTCTTTGATTGTTTTACCATATGTAGATGTAGCAGGAAGCTGTTGTAGATTTGGTTTTGAACTTGATAGTCTTCCAGATACAGTGCCACCTAGGTTAAACGAACCATGAAGCCATACAGTATCTGAATCATCTTTACTAATAGCAGCTTCGAATGAGGGAATAAATGCAGCAAGAATCTTTGTGACTTTAGAATACCCGATTAATACTTCGAGTAAATCCTTCTGGTTTTGCTCTATAGCATGATGAATTAATTTTTCAACAGTTCCTACTCCAGTGGCAGGCTGTTTAGAATCAGTAAAATCAATAACAGGCAATTTAAGGGTGCTGTATAAGAGGTCTTGAAGGTGTTGATTAGAATTAGGGTTAAAACATATGGCAGCATATTTCTCCAGGGGGTGTTGTTTAGTTTTTAGTTTTGCATTAGCAGCGTCCATAGCTTTTTTTTGAAGCAATGAATTTAGCTCTAATACACTCGTATTGGAATGAATCTGGTTTAAGAGGTCTTCTTGTATTCCTACAAGTTTTTCTTTAGCCTTGCTCACTTTACTAGCTGACATAGGCATACCAGTTAATTCTAACTGAATAATAACTTTAAGACTATCTAACATCAAACCAGAATATAAATCTAACTGGTTATCTTGGATCATAATTGGCTCATACTTATTCTTAACAAAGATTGTTGATAGAGCATCTACTAAGTTATATTGAAGCAATTTATCTATAGGTATCTTTCTGATGTCCTTAATGTCCTCTACAGCCCAGTTACCTGCAAATTCATGTGCAAGGTGCTTTAATCCTAAATGATTGCCTGCGGTTGAGTTTGTAGCCAAATACGCAATGATCTTTGTATCGTGCATACGTTTGGTCATAACATCTAAGCCAGTTAATAAACCTTCAGTATCTAATAGACTATTCATCCACAGCATATATATAAGAACTTTTACATCAAACGCAGAGTTGTGGTATGTGAGTTCACCTTGATAAGACTCAAAGAACTCTTTTAGCATGCTATGAATAAGTGGATTATCTAATCTCTGTCCATCTAAGCAATCTACAGCAAAGGCAATACCATTATGTTCATCCCAAGCAAATGCAATAGAACCAATACCTGCTTCATTAAATCTCAAGCTGAAGGTTTCAATATCACAGGCAAGACTAGGGTGTTGATGTAGTTGATTTAGTGCTATTTGAATATCTTCTAATGAACTTGGGTAATATTCAGAATGAATAATATTACTACCTGGTTCAATATAAGAATTTTGATTTGCATCAGCAATTGCTTTTAATCCTGCTTCTAATTTAGAGTGAAGGTCTGGATTATATATAAGAGCAGAGTGATTGATGCCATACACAACTGACATGTGAGTATAGCCTTTAATAACACAAGGTAGGATATATCCAGTATGTATATCCGCTTTAGGTTTTCCTGCTAGGATTTTAAAGTAGCTACCATCGGCTACATATAATGTAGTTGATCCTACTGAATCTAATGCCTGTAATAGTTTTTGAATATACGCTTTAATAAAAGATGCAGGTGCTTTCCCATCTTCGTTATAATCTAATGTCATTGCTATTACATTATTAGCTGGCAATCCATATGATTTTAATGGGGATATATAATATTTTATGAGGTCAGGCTTAACAAAAGCCCCACTCTTAATGAGCAGGGCAATTTGATAAGGTCCTTCATATGATTCATCAAAAATGATGTGACGCATAGAATTTCCTAAGAGTTAACAAAAATCCCCAGTAAGATAGACATGGTGTCTAGCACGGGATACAGCCACATATAACATACGTGCAATAGCGTTTCCATTATTACACTTAGCTATATCATCTAAATCAATAAACACACTATCATATGTGCTACCTTGACTCTTCGCAACAGTGCTTCCGTATACAGCACGAAGGTCTATCCAAGTTTGAGCAATATAAGCAACAGTTGTAATATCATCCTCGTCTTTCGCTTTCTTGATTCGATTCTTTTTATCGTCCAAGTGTGTAGGCATAAAAACTCGGTGACCATCAATCTGATACCTAGATCCTATTACCCCACAGTCAGTAACTTGCTCTTCAACATTTGAGATGTAAACCATTTCATCAGTTTTAAAGCTTCTACCATTAATTGAAAAATATGAATTACAAATAACATAATCGCCTGCATAGAATTTCGGATCCCCAGTGACATTGTTTATCACTAAATTGTTGTAAGCAATTGCTCGCTTATTGGTCCATGCAAGTATCTTAGAATCAGTGAATCGCCAAGAATCTCGGCAAAACTCTGCTAAGATCTTTGCGTCAAATTCTTCACGTGTTAGTTTAACAATGTGATGTCCATCTGGTTTGAACTGAAAGAATTCCCCAGTATTAACTGTCTCACAGAACTGAGCTGATAAGTCAATAATAGGATTTCCTTCAGCTTGTCTAACTACCTTAGTTAAACATGCCCTAGGACTATTCATTTCAAACACAGGGGCATTGTGTGATTTAACTTGTATTAACTGGTTTGGATCACCAATAAATACCACTTTGCTATTTCGGACTTTCGTGAAGATAAGCCCTAATAGTTTTGAATCAATGAAGCTGGCTTCATCAATAAATACTAAACAGTTTTCATGTACTTCGTTATTTTTAGGAACGAGTGTTGTGACTCCTGTTTTGTAATCTGTTCTAACCAAAAGACCTAAAAACGAATGAATTGTTTTAACAGGTCTCTTAGTGATTTCGCTAAAGTTTTCTGCTGCTTTGTTCGTTGTAGCTGTTAAATGAACGGTATACCCATTAATCTCTGGATTGACTACTTCTGCCCAGTTAGTTAAACCTGGGATACTATTAATCATCTCTTTAATAACAGTACTTTTACCTGTCCCAGAATACCCTTGTAGGATAAATACTGGCTCATCTGGATCAAACATAAACATATGGAATGCATCCACCGCTTCAGTCTGATCCTTTGTTAATATGACTTGTGTCATCTGTCCTCTCAGTGGTAGATAGAGATAATCTAATTTCTCTATATTTGTTTACTGTTCGATTTGTACCATGTACATCAATAGCAATGTCCCCTGATGAAGTATTACATAATAGACACTGCTTACATGTAATCCCTATTGTCTGGTTTAGGCATAGTGTTTCATTAGGTTGTTTTGGCTCATATGCCTCTTTAACTCTAAATGTTGAATATCCCATAGATTGTGCTAATTTAGCGTCTTCTAGTGTCTCTACTGAAGCCATACAAAAGGTAGCAAATATTGGATCACAAGTACGCCATTGGTGTGTGTATCCTGTGTACTTATCTGATAGCTGAGTACGGCGTAATAAATTAAGCCAGATATCTGCAGGTACTGCTGCAGGATCTCCCCAGCTACCAATACGAAGTATTTCATGACGAAGGTCACTTGATTGAAAGGCTTTGTATTTGCCTGCTCTATAAGATTTTTGAACATTACTAGGAGCAAATACCTTTGTTACATAGCATGCTCCTTCTCGCATTATACAATCACCACATACAGCTTCATCATTTACCAAGACATTGTCTTTTACAGGAATAATCCAAGATTGGATCATCGTACCTGTTTTGATATTAATAGAATTACTGGTTAAAATTAGTGCAATGGGGTCACCATTGATTAAACTTGGACCTTCATAAGCAATCATTCTTTCTCCTATTGATGATATTTGTATTCAGACAAATGTCTTGGTTTATCACTTGCAGGTACATGAGTCCATGTAGGATAGGATTTGGTATACCATTTAACTTCATTCCATTGTCGAATATATGAAGGACCAGAGGGTAATTTCTCATCTCCTAATAACTTCTTTTTAATGGAATTTAATCTTTGAGGTGTGATTTGAAAATGATCAGCAACTAAGGCACGACTAAAATTAAACCTTAGGTATGCTGCCCTTAAGGACTCCCTTGTAGGCAGTCCTGTTAATATATTCATTACTTCATATGCCTGTAGCTCCAATTCTTCTAATGGAGTCATTGTGTTAATATCCTATAGTTTTGATATTAGGCCCCTAAAGCAAATGTTACTGCTTTACCCATATAGTATTGAAGTGATCTAATAGCTGCATGTTCTGTTAGCCCTGTGCCTCTCATAGAATCTTTGTGTACATAGAATCGTTCTTTTAAAATAGTAGGACTTTCTAGTGCATACAGGTTTTCTCTGTCACAGCTAAGTGTTTTAAGAATAGTAATACCATCATCATTCTCATACTTATCTAACACACGAACTACTAAATGATCTCCAAATCCCCAGAATTGTTGATCAAAAAACTCTTTAGGGGCTCTAACTATAATTCCTAATGAGTCATAATACTTAGTAGTGGGTAATTTATTACCTACAGCACCTGTTTTAACCTTAAAGGAAAATCCTTCAAATGATGGGGTTACAACAAATTCACACTTAGTTCTTCCAATTGTATCTACCCATCGTATTAAGCCTTCCATACTGGACTGCATAAGACGTGTGCGCTTACTGTGAAGAGTAGCTTTCATATCATCGATGGGATGATATTCATAATTATCACGGCAATTATTATAAGATCTATTTGGAATGTATGTGGTTCCTGAATCATATCCGACTACTTGGGTATATGAGTGACGTAAGTAAAAGGGAAGGTTTTTTAATGTGGCCCTAATTGGAAGGCGTTCTGCTATCTTTCTTCTTAGGTTAGTATTTCGGTCTGAGCCAGATGGTCCAGAACGATATCCAATTTCCCGTCTAGCAGCATCAGTATCGTGTGCTAAAGGACCACGATCATCTGATTGCGTTTTAGCTAACACTATCATTTCGTTGTAGTTAAGATTCTCTCTTTTACACTTACCTGCTAAGATCCATGCTTCACTATTAACACCTTTTACATATGCAGGGTTTATTCGTTTATGCTTAGACATCAGTTAATCTCTCCTCAACAAGAGCTAAATATAGTGGTCTCCATGCTTGATCATATACTTTGACCATCCAGCCTTCTTTACGACTAAATAGGTAAAGATACTCATATCCCCAATCACTACGATATAGGGAACCCTCAGACTTGTTAATATAATCCTGAACTGTTGCATGAGTTCGTGCTGGAGAGAATTCATCTCCTCTATCACGATGGTATGCCTGTGTATCCTCAAGGTTATCTCCCAGTGAAGATATATCTCCAAGTGCTTTTAAAGAACGTAGTTTACTTGTTGACTGCCAATATTTAAAAAGTGTATACCCTACTACAGATAGATATCCAGAGGAGTGGCAGTAAATATCGGAAACTGTTCCGTTGCAGTGTTCTACTGCGATGTTAGATCGTGTACTCATGGTTATTTAAACTCCAAATCAATGTGGGTTCCAAAGGGTGCATTTAATTTACTGGTTCTAGCCCATATAACAGGGAATGCTGGTTCTTTATCAGGAAATGGTCCATACATGTCTGTTAGATAAATCAAACATTCTGGATAGATACCTTTCTGTTCTAGGTACTCAAATGGAGGTCTAAAGTCAGTTCCTCCACCTCCATGCATTTTAGGGTTAATAGGTAAATCCTCTACTGTAAATTCATCAACATGATTAACATCCGCATCACAGTAAATTACCAATGCTTTTTCTGGTTTACAGTCTTCAAGAATGCCTGATACTTCAGCTAAGAACTCTGATAATTCTTTTTGACCAATAGAACCAGATGTATCAATACAGATAGCTACTGGACCAAACTTTTCTCCTGTTAATGAAGGCATTCGGATGTCCATGTGCAAATACTGCATATCACAGGGATACCAACGATAGTCATCTCGTGAGAACTTAGCAGTTAAAAAGTCTCTTAGTGCTTCTTTCCAATTAACTTTGGGCTCTAAAAAATCAAGCATACGAGCTAGAGATCCTGGCATCTTCCCACTCTGTTTAGCTATACGAGCAGCACTTTTTACTGCTAACTCCATAGCTTGTTCATTAGCTGATTGTTCTGCTGGAGTATTCCCAGCTGTAGGCATTACATTACCCCACTTAGGTGTAGGAGATTTACCGTTCGTTTTTTCAGCATCATCTAAACGAATATATATTTCTTCAGCTGATAGGTCATAATATTGTCTGTCTAATAAACAGTCTTTTGGTAATGAATAACCAAAGGTATTAACTAATAAATCATTAATGGCATAATCAGCAGCTCGGTTAAATTTTTCATGGTCACGTCCTTTTAATCTCGCACTATGAAGTAATGCATTGTGAGCAATCTCATGGGCAAGTACACCTATACATTCTTTAGGAGTCATGTCTAACCAAAAGGTTGGTGAATAGTACACATGAGATCCATCTGTTGATGCTGGAGCTCTTGGATCATCATCTGCTACCTGTACTAATGTAGCTCTTAAAGCTAGGGTACCTAAGAATGGATTGTCTAAAAGCAATTGAACACGTGCTTTGGTGATTGCAGTAACTGCATGTTTGTTGTCACTCATTTTTATTTCCAGTATTTGAAAGGTTAAGATTTTAATAAAGCTCTAAGAACTTGTTCTTGCTCCATGTCACTACGGAGATAAAAACCATTCCTTGCTTCATTTTTTGGTTTACGGTGAAGTTTAATAGCGCACACAGCACAGCACGGAATAACAATATGACGGTTCGCATTAGTTAGCGTAAAGATGTCAACATCTGCGATGGCACTACAGGTATTACAGGTCCTAGACATTGCATCATTCCCCAAGTCTTTCCGTAACCTGTTTGGCATTTTTATTAAGGCCAGATCGTTTACTTCCTTTTTGGGTTTTACCTAATCCAATTGAGTTATTTATGATGGTCGCAATTTGAACCTTAAAGACTTTATTTTTTCTGGATAATGTCCATAATTGATATTGGTTCTCTTCTTCTAAAGGCTTACATCTAAGAACCACAACACTATATTTCATCAGTCTTTCAACGTTTCTAGTAAAGTCTGTACGTTTATCCATGCAAATAGTTTTCGATCTTGGTTCCCATTTTGGAATAGTTAATTCATTTATAAACACAGGGTGTACAGTTCTATCTGAAAATATATCTATTACTTCAGCAAATCCACTATCTGTACGGTATTTATGAGCTAAAGCAGATTTATTATCCGGATCTCTTAATGGATATACACTTATCGTACGCCATTCATCTCCATGACGTAGGCGTGTTCCTGTAGCTTTAATGTTTCCAGCCACATCAATATAACTACCAACATCAGATATTGGTGCGTGTCTATCTACAGGATGCCAATAGTTTAAGTATAATTGTTGGTGATATATTTTTCGGTGTGCTTCTAAGAATGATACGGGAATGTCTGGACAATACTTTTCCCTAATTTCTAATAGTTTTTTACGGTTTAAGATACTTCGGTTTGATGCTTCTCTAAATAGCTGATAAATATTCATTGTAGTTTCCTAGTGATAATACATGCCCAAGCTTCTTCTTTAGTGCGGGTGCAATGTCTTTGGGAGTATGGGGTTAGGCAGGTATAACAAAGGTTAGCTCGCCTGGGTTCATTAACAAAGTAGTGGGCCCATGCAACAGGATTAGTGCATCCTTGTTTATTACAGTGTCTCATTAAGAATAGCCTTTGTTACAGCAGCTAAAAGCACGTCATGTTTAAATGGTTTATGATATTCTGAACCATCTTGGATTAAGAATCCTGCACAAGCTGCACAGTATGGTCGTAGTCTAGCTGTTACTTTTAATCGTATGGAGAGATCAAGATGGTACATATACACATCCACTTCTTGACCACACCACCATGAACAGTGTTTTTCTTCTAAATAAGGTTTATACATAAAATGAGTACTCAAATAAAAACCCATAATAGTTTAATCTTATGGGTCATTAACCAGTGTCTAAATCAGGATAGCTAGATTTTTAGATGCCCAACCTAAATAACCTTTAGATTTAACAATAACAATCTCCTTAGTACGAATAGCAGTCATAGTAGCTAATACCTGGAATTCAGCTGGTAACTGCTTTAACAGGGTAAAGAAATTCTCTACAGTAGCTTTCTCAACATTCATTGCTAATGCAGTTGAAATTGCATATAAACCAGATAGTTCTGGTGGTGGAATAAAGATATCAGGTGTTTTTAATAACTGACGCGGGTCTTGTAATGATTTACTCAATTTACAGAACTCATGGAATTCTAAGCCAGGACCTTCACCAACAATACCCATAGCTGCTTGACCAATTAACTCTTCAGGTAATCCCACTTTAAGTACTTCATTAACCATACTCCATGATCTAAATGTAGCATATGGTTTCTGTGACTGGTTTGGATCAAAGTTGTGAAGTAAGTCTTTACGGAAATGCCCAAAACCAATAATGCGTTCATCATAGTTATGGTCTGTAGCCCAATCTAACCACTCATCTCCAGATGTTTCTGGATACATGTGCCAGCATCTATTTACTACATGAGCAGGAATACGGTTTGTACCTGCACGATCTTCACTTCGGTTCCCTGTAGCGACAATAAATGATTGGGGATGTAATTGTGTATCTCCAATTGTTTTGTTTAATAGAAGGTCAGAAAATGCATTTTGAATTGCTGTGGGTGCTTGAGGTAATTCATCAATTAAAACAATACAAGGACGATCTGTAATCCATTTATTTAAAGGAAGAAAGCTCGCTTCATTGGTTTCTTTGTTAACTGATAAAGCACCCATAACGGTGATCAAATCAGCAGTTGGAGCAAATACTTTTACTAAGGGTAAGCCAGCTTTTTCTGCATACTCATACACAGCTTGGGTTTTTCCTATCCCTGGGGCCCCGTGGAGCCATGCAGCGATATTAGCTTTGTGAGCGCAGCCTAATAATTGAATTGTTTGTAATAACGTCATTGTATTGTCCTGAGTTTATATAGTAATTTTTGGGTATAAAAAAACCTCGAACATATTTCTACATTCGAGGCTATAGGAGTGTTTTAAACCTAGCTTAAGCAAAACTCAGCAAGATTAACAAACTCTGCTTGGCTGATATAGCTAGATCCTGATTCTTCTTCTGAAATAGTTGTAAAGACGGATACTGTATGTGGCCATACTAATTTGATTGTATCCTTACCAACTTGTACTAAATCTGTAGCTGCAATATCTAATGCGGTGACTGTGCCATCCATACTTACTACTTTGTATGACCCAATGTTCTGTACATATTGAGTGCTTGGCTTACATGCTGCTTTATTACATTTAACTCTAGGTTTTTCTTGTTTCTCTTCTGCTTTGTTCATCATATTTACGAATTCTTTTAATGTAATTCCATCATGAAGTGCTTCTTGTTCTAAGCGATAGGTGTTTACAGCTTTGATTAAATCTAAGATTTCTTGTGGCATAGTGTTCTCTAGTTAGTTATGTAAGTTGGGGTGTTGTAAAAGTGTTCGGGTTACAATTTCAATCCGAGTACGTTTAAGGGTTAATGACCAAGATTCTGCATACTCAGCGCATTGTGTACAAATATAGCTTAATTTAGATACCCTTATAGGACTACCTTCGTTATTATCTTTAGTAGTGATGTAGTATCGTTTAACTAGGTGATTAACATAGTGTGCTCCTACTTGGCAATACTTAGTGTAGTTTTGATAAGGGTACTTATGTTTATTCATCTTATATTTCGAATAAATTTAGAAGCTAATTGGTTTGAAAATGGGTGCTCATTATTGATAGAATCTGTTGAATGTCTAACGTATCCTGTAAAATCAAAGCTATATAAAAAAAGTAAATCTGTTTTTAGATATAGATTAGTTTTATATCCTTTAATGTACACAAGCCCTTTCGGAATTACTTTAGCCACTACCATTTTACTTCTCAAACAATCTCTGTTGACATTTAAGTCAATGGAAAGACCATTGAGTGTTGTGTGGGTGTTAGGTACCTCATTGATGCAATTAAGTCTAGTCAATATCTTCTCCAATTGTTTTAGTGATTAATTCTTTGGCTTTTTCAGTTGCAATCAACTCATTTAATACTTCACTAAACGAGATTCCTTGATCAGTACTAGGCTTATTAATAGGTGTATTCCAAATTTCAATAGTTTTAGCAACGTATCCAGAGGTATCTGCTATAGCTCGTACTTGTTCATATGCCTTGATATGTTTAGCTGACATTTAATGGCCTCAATAATCTACGGTTTAATAGCGGACGCAACTTGATCCAGGTCGTAAAAGCCTGTAAGTCCTGTGTAGGTATTTCGATATTCTACGGGTTTAATTTTTTCACGATGTAGAACATAGTTAATTTGATTGCGGGACATACTTAATGCTTTAGCGAGGTGACTTACTTTTAGTAATATCATACGTATATTATTTCCCTTTTAAAGTACGAATGCTTGTTAGAGGTCTTTGAGCCTGTTGTCTACACTTAATGGTGCTGACCATAGCGTTATGCATTAATTGGTCTTTAGCTTTTATACATACGTCCATCGTGGGAAACTCTGTAGTGAGAATCTTGGTATGACCATGCAGTGTGTATACCATTACAAATAATATAAACATGATTTTAATCCCAGTCTAAACTACCACTTTCATAGTTTGATGGCTTCCCTTCAAAGAAGTTCGTATCACCCATGTTTACATTGCTGACTTCAAAGAACCAAGGGCATGATGTTTTTACATTATATATTTTATCTAATCCAATGGATTCCAAGCGCATATCTGCAAGGTTTCGTATAAAATCCTCAATTACAAGGTCAGACAGTCCTAGCACACCTTCGGAAATAATCCACTTACCCCATGCAATCTCATGTTCTGCAGCAAGTTTGATAATATCTCTACAATCCTCAAGGAGTTCTTTGGTGAACAATTCAGGACGTTCTTGTCTTAGTGTATTCCACATATTAATAAACAATACTAGATGGGTTTCTTCATCCTTCTGTATTTGCCTAATCATATTGGCACTTCCTCGCATAAGGTTTTGTCGTTCTAATGTGTAGAACACTAAGAACCCATTGAAGAAATAAACGCCCTCCAACGCGATATTAGCAACCACTGCCTTAACGAAGTTCTCTGGCGTAAAACCTTTACCAAGAATCTCTGAAGATTCCGTGATGTATTTATTTTTTTCTGCAAGTACTTCATCCGTCTCAAACATCCAGTACACTTCATCTGGATCAAATCCAATAGACTCAATCATTTGAGCATAGCTTAATACGTGCTGTGCTTCTTCCCATGCTTGTCTAACCACACACATGGATACTTCAGGTGAGGTAATATATTTCCCAATATTTGTTGTGAGATTATTAAGTTGAATCCCATCTAAATTAGATAGAAATGCTAGAGCTTTTTTGTATGCTTTGAGATTTCCATCAACTAACTGTCCTGTGGCATATTGTTTAGCGTCATCTGTTAAATCAATCTCTCGTTGATCCCATGCATTATTCTGCATCTTCTCAAGAACCTTCATAGCCCAGGTATGTTTAGTTGGACGAACTGCCATTAAGTTATTCTTAGGGCCTTCAATCAGCCTTCTATCATTAATATTTGAACTCATTCTAGTAATTCCCCTAATTCAGATGATGTCATCTTTGATGTCTTGGAAATGTATAATTTCCGTAAGTAATACATTTATTATCTGCTTTAGGATTAGCTCTAGCTAATTTAGCAGCCCATTCGTTAATATAGAATTCAACATGATGTGAATCCCACTTATCTATGTTAGAAGGTGGAGGAAGCATTCCACTATAGACTGCCATTTCCACCTGTTTCTTTGTTACATTTAAACGATTTGAAATATCCTGATAAGAAATAGCCATGATTCTTTACAACAGTTTTGGTCTAATTGTTACTACAGGGTCAGGGATAATACCTGAAATCTTAAAGTCTGATGCACTAAACTCTTCTGATGTATTGGAATATACTAATGAAATTGGGTGACCTGATAGATCTTTAGATGTGTTTAATAACTGGTTAATAGTATCAAGATGACTTTGTTCCTTATAAATATGAGCATCTCCCCACATCCATGTCATTGAGCCTACTTCTAATCCTGATTGTTTAGCAAAGTACATTAACATTGCCCAAGACTGTGCCCAGTTGTGTGGTACCCCTAATAGCATGTCTGCTGAACGTTGGTATGTCTTCATATGAAGATGTCCTGAACGAACAAAGAACTGCACTACAATGGAATGACAACAGGTGGGTGTGTTAGGGTTATTATTAGCAGTAACAATATCTGCCATTTCTCCAGGGTTCCATACAGACATTACTAATCTTCTGCTATTTGGATTTGTTTTTAAAGCGTTATGGATAAATTCAACTTGATCAAAAAGAGTTGATTCATTATCCATGTAGCTAGTTGAATGTCTAAACTGAATAGAGTACCCATTTATTAAGTTATTAAACGCATCTAACTGACCAGACCACCAATCAAGTAACTCTGTAGGACATTCTGCTTTACCACTAAGAAACCATTCCATTTCCTTAATAGATTTCATTGCTGCAGTTTTACGAAGAGTAACTAAAGGAAACTCAGTAAATGTTACATTAGGTAAATTAAAGTGGGAGTAGCATTCACTATTTCTAGTTGTAACTTCATCCCCATCTTGTAGAACCATTTGTAAAAGCTCAAGATAGATTTTATCTGCTCGTGTTGTCATTATCTCTCTCCGTTTTACCAAATTGAATGAATCCAAATACCCAGAGAGTACCTAAAACTAATAAACTTAAATTTACCCATTCTGCATTAATCATGGTTCTTATACCTGTCATCATATTCTGGTGAGTGTTTATTAATGCCCATGAACATCATGAGCCCTGCAATTGCATGAGCAGCGTGTGGTAATCCTGATTCTTCATCAATATCATTACCTTGCTGTAATTCCATACAATGTCTTTCTACTGCATTTAATATGCGGGTTAAATTGATACCTTTACGCCAGTTATTTGCAGAGTATTTCTGTGCACCATATCCAAAGACTTTAGCAGTCTCAATTAGTGCTTCCTGGTTTAACAAGTGTAAGGGTGCCTTACCTTGGTCGTGCTTGATACCTGTTATTGGTTCGTTCATAAAACTCCAGATATAAAAATACCCACTTATGTGGGTGAATAATAGTGCCTGTATTTAGCCTCTACAGGCTGGAGGAGATCCCATCCCTATTCCGAAGTTCTTGGATCTGCAGTTGCCTGCATTTAAATACTCTAAGTAGAGTCCTTAAATATAGACTCTCCGAATAAACCCTCGGAGAAACGGGTATTTAGCCTATCAGGACTATCAAGGTACTAGTCCTTCGCGTAGAAAAGGGAGTAAGTTAGAACACCTTCCGTTTATCCGCACCGACTTAGAATCAGCGAGCCACTTACCAAAGCTGAATCCAGGTGTGTGTTTCAAAGAACTAGTATCTTGATGGTGCTGTCTTTCCAGCTGTCATCACAAGTTATACTCTCTGTGACCTGAGCTATACTTTAAGAGGACTTTAACATTTCTCTTTTTTCTTTTTACTTCCATCCATATCGCCATCTTTATCTTTTTTCATTGGTTTAGCTTTTGCCATGATATTCACCTCCTTTTTATTTGACTTAGTTTTTAAAGCTGTTGGTGGGACAAATAGGACTTGAACCTATAACCGCTGACTTATGAGGTCAGAGCACTAACCATTGTGCTATTGTCCCTGGGTTATTTACCAGTACTTCCAAATCCATTATTTCCTCTATCTGCTTCAGGTAGTTTGTCTACTGATTCAAATGTAGGAAGTAGTATAGGCATAATTAAAAGTTGTGCAATCTTATCTCCCTTATGTACATCATAAAGGGTATCAGATAAATTGTGTAAATGAACTAATAATTCACCTGTATATCCATAATCAATGCATCCTGCACCTACCTCAAGTTTATGTTTACAAGAGAGTCCACTTCGACTCCAAATTAAACCTACATAACCTAAAGGAATACTAATATGGGTACCTGTACCAATAATAGCGCTATCTCTGGCAGGAATTATAATATCTCTGCTTGCTATGAGATCAAATCCAGCATCTGTTGGATAAGTTTTGGTAGGTATTGTTCCTACACATGAAATTGTTGGTGACATCTACTGTACCTATAAAAATAAAATTAAAAAAACTGGAGTATCTTAAACATTGATGTGGCTCATTGATAGAATAACTTCTTCATCTGTTACTACATTTACTGCTGACATTAGCCATGTGGCTTCAGTAAACTCATTAGTAATACCAAACCAAACCTTAATTGGGTGTAGTAATAGTCTACTTCTTTGACCATCTATATCAAGATAGTCACAATAATATGGTGGTATTTCATTATCTGACATGTATAACTCTTAGATTAGATAAAAAAATGCCCCTGTTATAAAACAGAGGCGAGTGGGAGAGTTCTTTAGGAGAACTAGGGTAATAAGGTAAATCTCAACGTATTATATACTTAACTAAATATATTAGTATATTAGTTTTAGAGTATCGGCTGTATATAGTCAAAATTCATTATTTGACTTTATTAGTATATCGGTAAGAAGTATTTGAGAACTTCTAGTTGACTATCTTTTTAACAAAAAAAAAAAAAAAAAAAAAACCACAAAAGCGTTCGGAGAACGCCTTCATGATCATAATACTATTTTCCACCTGTCATCATATCTCTTTGCATTTCATATACTGTGTAGATTTTACCTTCTCTTAAGATAAATTCTCCAATATTCGTTTTAAGTACTTCGTGATACCCTTTATGTGTCATAGGATACACCACAATACTAACTACAGCTCCAATAATGAAGCCCACTAAAGCAACAGCAATTACATGTTTATAATTGTTCATTGTACTGATCCTGTGTCTGTATCGATGCAAACTGCACTCATGATATTCGTGTGTACTTTAGACATTTGGTAGGCTCCAAAGGCTAGCTGTAGCTCTTCTCTACCATTTCTACATGCAGTAATTGATGCGTACTCAATTGTAGTAGTTGATAGTGTTCTTCTATCTTCAGCAACATAACCACCTTTGATATCCATTGAAGTCTGTACTGATAACATTTGCATTGTTAATAATAATATCGCTTTCATTTTATTCTCTTAAGTTATTTGATTAGAAATAGAAGGTGATACTGAGTAATTCAATACCACCTGTAATACTATGTAAGTGCATAACTACTCTGTCTAATCTTTTCAGATAGAGTATTAGACAACTTCTGAAACTGTTCCATACGTGGATTGATTTGAGTTAGAACATCTCTCAAAGTGTTACTGTCAGCTAATTCAGCTAAGATCTCTTTATAATGCCATCTTACTTGGTTTACATTATTAGCATGAGCTGAAAATGCATCATGTAATGAGACCAATTCAAAGGATTTATGTTCTAGGATCATGTTGATAATTCTACTCATTTCACCTAAATAGGTACTATCTAAGCCTTTAACCGTAGTATTAGTGATATGATTTACAGCTGCTATACTACAAACACCACTACAACGGTACAACTCTTCATAATACGTAGCTTGAGACTTCTTACCTAATATATCTGGCTTCATTAGTTCTCTGGATAGTAACTCAATTTCAATTAGGTTACTAACATCCATAAGCGTATCTTGGTTGTAATTACATCTTCTGTGCATCTCACGCATAATAAATGCATCAATGCTATGAACTCAAATGTTAAGCTAAGACGCTTCTCTTAGCCCTTAATTACTGCATAAATAGAACATGCTGTAACACCAAATTGTTCTGCAATCTTAGGTCCTGATAATCCTTTAGCTCTTAAAATATTAATAGCTTCTACATCATCATGAGATAATTTTACATTAGGGTGCTTACCGTAATTGTCCCTGTTTGTTGCAAAACCTACATTGATTTTTGCTGATACAAACTGACACGTCTGTGGGCTGTATATGTGAGGATGAATTGATAGCTGTTCAGATAGAATATCTTTGTCTATATGTAGACTCGGCTTCCATCCATTATCTAAACCCCATTTAATAAATGCTTCAGGGTTATTTTTCCACTCATCACATACAGTTACACCAATATCACCATACCACTTAGCTCCTTCATTACTTTCGCTATAACATCTACCCATCATGCCTCTGTAGACTCTGTATAATGGGTGTGTGTTCTTTGCTGTGCGATATCCATGCCTTGTTTTTCTGGCAATTCCTACGCAACCACATGAAGGTAATTCAGGATCATTTTTTAGTATAGTTTGGTGTTTAATCACATTGGATCTAGCTGTGAGCAACTTGTTACAATCACAGGTATAAATCCAATATACATTCCCAATAGCATCTTTATGACTAAACTCTTTGGCTACTAATGATCCAAAGCGTTCTTGTGCTATATCAACTATAGGTCTTTTAGCTCTTACAGTTACGGTTTTCATCTCTTCTCCTTATTAATTAAATCAATGTAATAGTACACTGCTTAGATGCTTAAGGATAGAACTATTTATATTAAGTCTCCAGCTTTCGTTGGAGTATCGGACTATATCTTCATCCTCTGTTTCCAGTAGGAGCAAGGCACTTCGGATCTCACTTGAGTATCCTACGAACATTATTGACCTGTATACAGGCTTCTCGTTCTAGTCTCTGAAGTTTCAAAGAGATTACTCTCTAAGCTTACCTGCTGATTGGCATAGGATTTCTCCCTTAGCGTTCCAGCAATTCACCTTGTTTTCTGCTCATTTTCTCAAATGAGTGACGCAGTTACTCTACGTTAGCTACAAGACTAATACCTTTCTTATTACCTTGGTTTTCGCTGTAGTAGTATGTGAATGTGGAATGATCTAACTCATCTACTTCAATCCGCTTCTCAAATGATGCCATGACCTTAACTACAGCATCAAATCCATCTGGTAATTTCCATGAATGTGCTAATGCACCTGGATTCCAAGCTGATTTTAGCTTACCTAACAGTCCCCAAGCTCCTGGTGCTACTAGTTGCATGACTTCATAGAAAGTATCTAGCTCAATTGTATCTTCACCAAATACTTCTCCTGGTACTTTCTCACTACCATAAAATGAGGTCATAACACTCCTCTTTGCATCATCACGACTGATATTTAGTGTGCCACCTAATTTCTTATTCATGGCTTCTGTAACACTTGCATATGCATCAGGTCTACGATCATCATCAACTAATCCAGTAGCCTTAGCACCATTTAAACACCCAGTTAAAGCACTCATTATTTGCATACCACTACATACTGCATCTACAGTAACTAAGAGTCCTGTAGGATGTTTATTCTGTGCTTTTCTAATACCCATGACAGCAGAGATATACTGTGGGTAATCACTACCTGCTTCGTCTACAAGACTTTCCAATTTACCTAAATTTTCTGTAGCCCAATCTAATCTTTGTTCATGAGTTAATTTATCTTTGCCTGCTAAATTTGCTGCATTGATTAACATCCACTGCCATCCACTATATCTTTTGAACATATTAACACTCCGATTTTATTATTAAATGTGAAGGTCTAAATGCCTTCTACTATTTCTTCGTTGTATAACTCTATTGCTGCTTTCTTGTACGATGCACCTGCTGTACTTACATGATATCCTTGTGCATATACTCTACCTCTTTTATCAACCTTTTGATTTAGATAGAATTTATTCCCAGTCTCAATCAATAAATCACATACTTCTTGTGACTGTTTTACAAATCTATCAAACATAGCAATCCTAAACTTTGCTTCTTCAATAGCCTCTTCATCTGTTAATTCTGGGTAATCTTCTAATATCAAATCAGCTGAGATTTCTTTATTTGGCTCTTCTTTAATAGTGCTGATAAACTCGATATTTATACTCAAGGGTACTGATGCCATAATGTTCAATGCATCTAATGTAATGTCTCCTTCATGGTAATTTCCACTACCTAAGATCAAACTAGAATGCTGTGTCTGATACCCACTATCCATATTATGTGTAAGTATTTCTGGCTTAACAATCATTGGAGGAAGGTACATACTACGTACTTGTTGGTCTTGGATTTCTTCAGGTAGTTCAATTAAACTGATAATAGTCCAGCTATCAGTTTCATCATCTTTATTTAGATCATATAAATCAAGCTCACATAAGATAGCCAATACTTCTGACATAGTTTTAATACTATCTAACTTGTCAGACATCTTTAATAAACCTGCTAACTGTCCTACAGCATTTGTAAGCAATGTTTCTTCAGTAAATGATAGTGTGCCTACTATTACATCAACAACTATCTTAGATAAATCTAAATCACGTACATGTAACAATCTACGATTCTTACTGGGATAATAATCAACATTTATCCACTCAGTTAACAGCTTTACACCTTGTTCAATCTGCTCTGGCTCAATGTTATCGACAATGAATGATTTCATCATTCGTCTTATTTTGTCTTTACTGTAGTGCTGTTCAATCTGTGCTTGCATGACTATCTCCGGTTAAAGTAAAAAGGCTAGTAGAAATACTAGCCTTAGTGGTTAATTACACGTCTTGTAGAGCTAATAAAAGCATTTCTTGCTCACGTGTAGTCAATGTGACTCTGATGTCATGGTATCCTTTCAACACACTTGCTTCATTGTCTACCACTTTAGTAATCTTCTCTGCAGCACTGACTACATTACCTGCAGCATCAATACCTGTATTTAATACATCCAATGACTTTTCTGCAGTTTGTAATGCCGCAGATGTAAAACCTAATAATGCTTTAAACATAAATAATTCCAGACTAATTAATAAAAAAGGGAAAGAGCGTTCGGAGAACGCAGTAAAGGATAAATAAAATACTGACTATCTGTATTTAAAAAGCCAATACCCTATTGCTAGGGCACTGGCTTAACTCAATTTACCATTCAGGACATTCACGTGCCTCTGGCGTAGAACTGTGATAAACCACAGTCATACTGTCTTGCAATTTATCTAAATTGGATGCATCTTGATTTAACCACACATCTAGCTTCAGATGTGTAGGATTATTGTTTAATAAGGCAATTGATCCAATTCGTGTGGTTGCATCACCTGTAGGCATCGCAAAGTTTAAATACCCAATGACGTTTCTTGTAGAATCCCCATCTGTAACATCTCCCACATAATCTAGATCATCAAGGAAATCTAAACCTGTGCTGCCTGAATTCACACTGTTATATGTAAGTACAAACACATCTTTCAATCTGGCAGCTTTGGCAGCATCACCTCCAATCTTGTCAAACATAGACTTCTCGAATGAATTAGATTCACGCAAGCTCAATGCACCTAGTTTCACAGTAGATTTACCTGTGAGGTTAATGTTAAGAAAAGCTAACGCTTTATTCGCTAATTTCCACGCATCTTGACGTGAAGATTTAGATGCTGTTACTCGTGCTGCTCTTGTTGGCAATGCCATGATAATTCTCCTGATAGGTAAAACGTGTATCCGAAAGTGGACAGGTGCATGCACAAACATGCTCTAGGAGGCGTAAGCCTCAATGCTTTAGAGACAGACAGACAGACAGACAGAGAGGAAGAACTATCTTGTTCCTCCCGAGACTATCCTATGCTGTGTGAATGTGTGAGATTTTTTATGCCCACTACACCGGTTAGGGTATAGTGAGCATATAGGTTTAGGCGTCTAGTAATGATTGCTGATAATCAGAGATACGTTTAGTAGTCTCGATATCGACTGCTAAAGTAACACGTTCAACAGTAGATGCTACATGGTTGATTGAGTTAGTAGCCTTGGCTGCTGCACTAACGAGGCCTGATACAACTGATAGTGAGTCTGATGCGATTGATGTAACTTGATTGATTAAAGACATGATATACCCCATAGTGATTGAGCAGTAAGATCTGCTCTAAGTGCCGTAAGGCACCATACGATAAGGATGCTTAGTATGTCACTGGGGGGGTATGCGTCTTGTGGACGCATGTGTGTGTGAATATGGGGTTGGTACTAAGATTGAAAAAATCCCCAATTCCTAAGATAAGTATGAGGTAGTAGGCAAATTTAAAAATTATCCCACTCCTAAGATGTAGTAATACTTAAGTCCTAAAAAATATTATAGAATTATTCCCCCAACCCTAGGATAGAGATGTTAACAGTAGAACAGTTTAAGAGTGCTTTACCCGATAAAGTGAAGAAGAGTGTTAATCAGGAATTGATTGATCAGATTAATCATACCCTTAGTGATCCTGACTTGTATGAGGCTTATAGGGATAATCTCTTGAGTTATACAAAGGTAATGGCAGATGGTAGATTTAAAATTGGAGATTATATTAATGCTGTGAAGTATGTCAGTCATAAACTTAGTGGTGGTACTAATATAGATGCATATAGTAGGACATTCCCTGATAAGATTATTAGGTTTGCTGCTACTAATGTTGCTAGTAAAGATGTGGCTAGTTATGTCACTGCATATAATAAATCTAAGCTGGTTAATCTGATTTATGAGCAGACGTTGATTCCGCATTATGTGTTGAATCAAGATTTGTATCAGAAGGCACTGAATGTACAGGCTGAGTTGATGGTGGGTGCTAATAGTGAGAAAGTTAGGACTGATGCTGCAAATAGCTTGCTTACGCACTTGAGGATGCCTGACATTAAGAAAGTGGAGCTAGATATCACAATGAAGGAGGATAGCTCTATTAATGCCCTTAGAATGGCTACAATGGAGTTGGTAGCAAATCAGAGATTGGTGATGCAAGCTGGGCAGATGACTGCTGGTAGTATTGCTGGTTCCAAGCTACAATTGATTGATGAAGATTCTATTATTGATATTTAGGAGAGTAGGGTGGCAGATATAAATGAAGTGTTTAAGAAGACGGATGCTGCAGAGAAAGCTAATGGATTACCTTCAGGAACTTTACGCGCAATCATGCATAATGAGATTCGTAATAGTAATGCTTACTTAGACGAACCTGATAAATACCATTATCCTGTAGCTACTGATGGTAAGCATAGGACTAAGGATGGGGTGCAATCTAGTGCTTTTGGTCCTTTTGGTATTTTAGATTCTACAGCACAGAAACCAGGTTATGGGATTACACCACTAAAGGATAAAAGTCTTGATGAGCAGGTAAGATTTACAGCTGAGATGTTGTCCAAGACTGGTCAAAAATTAGGTGGATTAGATAAGGCACTAGATCTGTATGGTGGTAACACCCCTGGATATACTCAAAAAGTGTTAGCTAATATAGCTAATCCAGAAAGAATAGCAGTTAAAGGGTCCCAAGCACCTATAGCTGTAGCAAAAGATGAATCAACTATACAACCTAAGGATACTAATCCTGGTTTAGTACAAAATGCTCCTGTTGCTCCTGTAATTGCACAAGCACCTGTTGCTCCTGCAGTTCAAGAAAAAGCTATACAACAATTAGTACCTGTAATTGCACAAGCTCCTATTGTTAAAGAGGTACCTGTACCTGTAGCCGTCCCTATAGCGAAAAATGTAAATCCTATGGAGGAAATGCAAGCTGCTGAACCTATTACACCTGAAGCACTTCAATATGCTCAAGCAGCTGTACCTAAACAACCTTCCCTCTATGAGATGATGGATGCGTATGGTGCAGAAAGTCCTGTGGCGACTGTTACACCTATGGGGTCATTACAGCAAATGGCACAGCTACAACAAAGTCAGAATATCAGAAAGGCAGCAGCAGCAGCAGCTAATTTGGGAGAAGGCCTTGCCCCTGTAGATACACGTGTTGCAGGCACTAATGAACAACTTGCTCAGATTCAGCAGGAAAATAGACCTATGGCAACGTTTAATAATATCTTGGCTAATCAACGAGCGGAAGCAATGAATTATGGATAATGAGTTACATAAAAGAGTTGAAGACTATTTAAATGAATTAGATTATTCAGATAATCCAGACTATGTGCCTAGTGAGTTTGCTCTGGAATTTGTCACCTTTATTAAGTTAGTAAATGGCGGGCAAGGGGAAGAAAATCTTACACCTGTTGTACATTATAAAATGTTGGACACGCTGACTAATAACGGGAAGTTAGTTATTAATTTATGTCATCGTGGTATGGGTAAAACTGTAATTATGGGGGAATACCTATTTTTATACTTAGGGGTGTATGGCCATTTACCTGGCTTTGGTAAAGTCGATGTTGCACTTTATGTGTCTGACTCTATTGAAAATGGTGTTAAGAATATGAGAAAGAATCTACAGTTTAGATATGATAACTCAGCATTCTTAAAGCAATATATCCCAGAGGCTAAATTTACCGATATTAGGTGGGAATTTATTAATGCAGATGGTAATGTCTTTATTGTTAAAGGGTATGGTGCACAGACTGGTGTTCGTGGTGCCAAAGAAATGGGCAAACGACCACAACTTGCGGTACTTGACGATCTTATTAGTGATGAGGATGCAAGGTCTGCTACAGTTATTGCATCAGTAGAGGATACAGTTTATAAAGCAGTGACATATGCTTTGCATCCTTCTAATAATATGATTATTTGGAGTGGTACACCTTTTAATGCTAAAGACCCTTTGTATAAGGCAGTTGAGTCAGGTGCATGGGAAGTAAACGTATTTCCAGTATGTGAGGCATTTCCATGTACGAAAGAGGACTTTAGAGGTAGTTGGGAAGATAGATTCACGTTTGAATATGTTAAAGATAAACATATGAAGGCATTACAGCTTGGAAAGGTTGATACATTCAACCAAGAGTTAATGCTACGTATTATGTCTGATGAAGATCGTATGATTCAGGATGGTGATATCGGGTGGTATAAGATTGATTCAGTTATTAGAAATAAAAATAAGTTTAATTTCTATATTACTACCGACTTTGCTACCTCTGAGAAAGATAAGGCAGACTTTAGTGTCATATCAGTTTGGGCATATAATAATGTAGGTGATTGGCTTTGGGTAGATGGGATATGTAAGCGTCAGTTAATGGATAAAAACATTGATGATTTATTCAGACTGGCTCAGGTATATAAACCACAATCAGTGGGTGTAGAAGTATCTGGTCAACAGGGTGGGTTTATTCAATGGATTCAGGGACAAATGTTAGAACGTAATATATACTTCCCTTTAGCAAGTGAAGGTAATGACTCTAAAGCAGGAATACGACCTAATACTAACAAACTGGTTAGATTTAATACTGTTGTACCCTGGTTTAAAGCACGTAAAATGTTTTTCCCTATTGAACGTAAAACAGAACCTCCTATGATAGAAGCAATGAATGAACTTAGTTTAGTTGCAGTAGGCGGAATGCGTAGTAAACATGATGATTTTCTTGATACTATATCCATGCTATGTGCATTAAATCCTTGGAAACCTTCTGAAGAGGCAGAGCTCCATGAAAGTCCTAAAAAAGATGGAATGTGGGACATTGATGAAGACGATGGACCTATAGATAGAATGGCTTCATACATCGTATAATACTTATTTCGAGAGAAACATATGAAATTACAAGAAATTTTTGATCTTCTAACTTTTGGTGAGTTAGCTCAGTTAAGTATTGGAGGAGGCGAAGCAGGAGTTATTGACGATATTAATATGGCTAAGATCCTTCCTCATATTAATTTAGGTCTTACATCTTTATATAAACGGTTTAATTTAAAAACTTCATCTTTAATGGTACCTTTAGTTGTAGGACAGGAGATATATCCTATTATCCAAGAGGATTTAATAAAAATCCTTGAAATATATGCCCCTACCACTGAAGAAGTATCATTAAATGATCCTACGAATACCTTTGGATGTTTCACACTTAGCTCTAATACCCTATTAGTTAGTACATTTTTAACCAATACTCGTGCATATCAGTATTTAACGATAGTCTATAAAGCAAATCATCCTAAATTACAGGCAGATGATGGATATGTTGATGTTGATACACTGCTTATAGAGTTACCTGACTCATACATTGAACCTCTGCTCTACTTTGTAGCAGCAAGACTCTTATCTTCTACTGGCTCAGGACAATTTGAAGGACTTGCATCCATGCAGTATATGCAAAAGTATGAAAATGCTTGTCAACAGCTTACAAATTGGAACCCACAAGCTGAAGCTTCAAGAGAAGAATCACGAATTAGAACAGGAGGATGGGCATAAACATGAAGAATCAGAATGATATAGAAGAAAAAGATATCGTATTACCAGAACACTGGACTAAACCTCCGACATTAAGAGAATTAAAGCAAGATCAGCAAGAAGCAAGGGCAATCCATATAGGTAGAGTAGAGAAAATATCTACTTGGCTTGATAATATGAATATGACAGGGAAGAATATTCTTAAAACACCTGGAAACCAGTCATCTATTCAGCCTAAATTAATTAGAAAACAGGCAGAATGGCGATATGCTGCATTAAGTGAACCATTTCTATCTACGGTAGATGTGTTTAATGTTAATCCTGTTACATGGGAAGATAAAGAAGCTGCTCGTCAAAATGAATTACTTTTAAATTATCAATTAAATACCCAATTAGATAAAACCCGATTTATTGATGAATACATTAGAACTGCGGTAGATGAAGGCACTGTAATTGTACAGCTTGGATGGGAATTCCAAGAAGAGACATATACTGAAGAGGTTCCTGATATTGAGTTTAGAGTTAATCCTGAGTTAGCTGAGTTACATCAGGAATTGATGCAGATGCAGCAGATGTCACCTAGTCAATATAATACAGATGTCCCTGAAGAGCTTAAACAGGCACATGAGATGTCTATGCAGTCAGGACAACCTATTGAGCCAGTAGATTTAGGTACATTTACTGTACAAGAGAAAGTAAGAACTTTGGTTAATAGACCTACACTAGAGGTTTGTGATTTTCGAAATATTATGATCGATCCCACAGCTCAAGGTGATTTAGAAAAAGCCAACTTTATTATTAAAAGTTATGAGACTAGTAAATATTTACTTAAGAAGGATGGTAAGAAGTATCAAAATATTGATAAAATTAATATAGATAGTTCATCTGTACTGGCTTCACCAGATCATAGTGCAAAATTAGCAGAACAGAACTTTAATTTTAAAGATGATGCTAGAAAGAAATTTGTGGTGTACCAATACTGGGGTAAAGTTGATATTGACGGTAGTAATAATGTCGTATCTATTGTCGCAGAATGGGTAGGGGACGTATTGATCCGTATGGAAGAATCCCCATTTCCAGATAAGAAATTACCCTTCATAATGGAGCATTATCTTCCTGTTCGTAAAGATAACTATGGTGAACCTGATGGAGCTTTATTAGAGGACAATCAGAAAGTAATTGGTGCAGTAACTAGGGGTATGATTGATATTCTAGGTAAGTCTGCTAATGGACAGACAGGTATTCGCAAGGATATGTTAGATTCTGTTAACAGAAAGAAATTTGAATCAGGGAAAGATTATGAATTTAACTCAAATGTAGACCCTAGACAGGGTGTATTTATGCATGTGTTTCCTGAAATTCCTAATTCTGCTCAATTTATGCTTCAGTTACAAAATATGGAAGCTGAATCACTTACAGGCGTTAAATCATTCAGTCAGGGTGTATCTGGTGCGAGTTTAGGTGACGTAGCAAGTGGTATTAGAGGAGCATTAGATGCTGCATCAAAACGTGAGTTAGGTATATTACGTAGATTATCAAATGGTATAGTTAAAATTGGTAGAAAACTAATCACCATGAACGCTGTATTCTTATCTGAAGAGGAGATTGTAAGGGTAACTAATGAACAGTTTATTAAAATCAGACGAGATGATCTTCCGGGTAATTTTGATCTATCGTTATCTATTTCAACAGCTGAAGAAGATAACAACAAAGCAGAACAATTAGCCTTTATGCTTCAAACAGTGGGTCCTAATATGGATCCAGAGCTATCCAAGATAATCTTGAGTGATATAGCCAGACTTCGTAAGATGCCTGACTTAGCACAGAAGATCATTAGCTTCCAACCACAGCCTGATCCATTCCAAGAACAGATGAAACAATTAGAGATGGCTAAACTACAGGCAGATATCGCACTTCTTGAATCTAAGACACAAGAAAATTATGCAGACATTCAACTACGTGGAGCTAAGTCTGGAACTGAAGCAGCTAAACAACAACACCTTAAATCAGACACAGATCTTAAGAATCTTAACTTCTTGGAGCAAGAGTCAGGTGTTACACAGAAACGAGAAAAAGAATTACATAGCCTGAAAGCACAAGCAGATGGTGCCATGCAACAACAAGACCTAGCTTATAAAGAGTCTAAAGATACCAAAGACTTCTTAAAAAGTTATTTGACCACAAAGGCTAAAGGCTGATATAAGATAGCCTTTATACATTATTAACCATAACTGAGTAACAGACTACATATGTCATTAACACACATTGAAGCACTTGAACAAGATATTACTACTGCAAATGCATCGGTATCTCTTGGTAACACACTCGATCGTTTAAAAAAGAATAAAGATTTCAATACTATCATTGTTAAAGGATTCTTTGAGGTAGAAGCCATTAGATTGGTACATCTAAAAGCTAGTCCTAGTATGCAGACTAAGGAGTCTCAAGATAGTATCATTGCTCAAATCGATGCTATTGGATCTTTAAGTGGATACTTAGATACTATTATCTTACGTGCTAGAATGGCACAACGAACATTAGAAGATGCTTCTGAGCAATTATCAGAGTTCTATAGTGAAGGAGAGTCAGAATGAGCACTGAATTAGATAATGAAGTAGTAGTAGAGGAAGACACCAATACTGCTAACGTACTTGAGATGTCTGATGAAGACTTCCTTAACTCTGCTACCTATGAAGAATCTCCGAGTAATGAAGAAATAGTGGCTGAATCAGAACTAGATGATAATGATTCAGATACGGAAGATACTCAAATAGATGAAGCACCTAACCAAGTTGTACAGGACCAAGATACAGAAGCTACAGCTGATGTAGAAGATACAAAACAAGTAGAAGAAACTGATTTTGATTATAAAACTGCATATGAACAGATCATAAAACCTTTTAAGGCTAATGGTAAGGACATTCAGGTTAATTCAGTAGAAGATGCTGTATCACTCATGCAAATGGGTGCTAACTATCAAAAGAAGATGTCAGGGTTAAAACCCAGTCTTAAAATTCTGAAGTTATTAGAAAATAATAATCTTCTTGATGAATCTAAATTAAATTTTTTAATTGACTTGGATAATAAAAATCCAGAGGCGATTACTAAATTAATTAAAGAAAGTGGGATAGATCCATTTGAACTCGATACCGAGAAAGCAAATGAATATAGACCAACCAATAGATCAGTAGACGATCGTGCAATTGCTTTGGACACAGTATTAGAAGAGATGCAAGATTCTCCTACATACACCAGAACACTTGATATCGTGAGTAAACAGTGGGATGGTTCTAGTAAACAAACAATTGCGGCACAACCTCAACTACTTAAAGTTATCGATGACCATATGGCCTCGGGAATTTATGACATTATCAGCACTGAGGTAGAACGCGAACGCATGTTTGGTCGATTAGATGGCCTCTCAAACATTGATGCTTATCGTAAAATTGGGGATGCAATTCAGGCTAGAGGTGGATTTAACCATATTGGAAATCCTACACCCAACCAGCCAGTTATCGTAACTCCGAAACCTAAAGCGGATGACACGCAGTTGAAAGAAAAACGTAGAGCAGCTAGTTCTACACCTATTGCTGCTAAAGCAACAGGAAAGAGTGAATTTAACCCTTTATCTATGTCAGACGCTGAATTCAGCAAAATGTCTGCATCACAATTTTATTAAAATAGGAAACTAAATCATGGCATCACAAACAGTAGGTCGTACATTCAATGACCCAGCAAACGGTTCACCATCATCTGTTGGTGTTCAAATCAATAACTTTTTCTTTCAAAAGAAAGCTTTAATCGATATTGCTCGTGAAGCATATTTCGGTCAATTGGCTGATACAATTTCAATGCCTAAAAATATGGGTCAAAAGATCCGTAGATACCATTACATGCCCTTGTTGGATGAACGTAACTTAAATGATCAAGGTATTGATGCTGCTGGTGTTGAAATCAAAAATACAGATTATTTTGTTACCTTACCTAGAGCTGTATTACAGATTGCTAATGCTTCTGCTGCTGGTGCAGTTACTGCAATCAATGCTAATGCAGGCTATGCTGGTGCAACTGTTGTTGCAGTAGCTGGTGCAGCTGATTCAGGTGGCACAGGTTTAGCTAACATTACTGTAACTGGTCCATTGACATTTAAAGTAGACACAGTCACTAAAGCCAATGCAATTGTAGCCTTAAATCTTGGTGCATTTAGCAAACAAGGTTCTGGTAACTTGTATGGTTCAGCTAAGGACGTAGGTTCTATCTCAGGTAAATTACCTGCTGTATCTGAAACAGGTGGTCGTGTTAACCGTGTAGGCTTCAAACGTATTGAGTTAGAAGGTACATTTGAGAAATTTGGTTTCTTCGATGAATATACACAAGATTCTATCGACTTTGATACAGACGCTGATTTAGCACAACACTTAAATACTGAAATGTTAAAAGGTGCAAACCAAATGACAGAAGCAGCATTGCAAGTGGATTTGTTAAATAACGCAGGTACTATTCGTTATGCTGGTGCTGCAACATCTAAATCAACTGTAACAGCTACTACTGTAACTTATGGCGATTTAATGCGTTTATCTATTGATTTAGATAATAACCGCACACCTAAATCTACTAAGATTATTACTGGATCAAGAATGATTGATACAGCTACTATTATGGGTGGACGTGTTGCTTATATTGGTTCTGAATTAATTCCTACTTTCAAAGCAATGAAAGATTTGCATAATAATCCTGCATTTGTTCCTGTACATCGCTATGCTGATGCAGGTACAGTAATTCATGGTGAAATCGGATCTATTGATGCATTCCGTTTTGTAGTAGTACCTGAAATGCAAAAATGGGCTGGTGCTGGTGGCGATGCTTCAGCTACAACAACTCATTATGAAACAGGACAACGTTATGATGTATTCCCAATCTTAGTAGTTGGTGATGAATCATTTACTACTATTGGTTTCCAAACTGATGGTAAATCTGTCAAATTTAAAATTACACATAAAGCACCTGGTGAAGCTACAGCTGATCGTTTTGATCCATATGGTGAAACAGGCTTTACATCTATTAAATGGTGGTATGGTTTTATGTCTTTACGTCCTGAACGTTTAGGTATGATCTTAACTTCTGCTACTCTTTAATAGCACATCGTTAGAGGGTAGGTATAATGCCTGCCCTCTATTTTTTTATCCTTCATAGAGACAAACATGACTGAAATTACAGATTTACCTTTAGAAGCTTTATTACCAGATGAATTAACAACTTTAAAAGCTCGTGCAGATGTATTAGGTTTGCAATATCACCCATCTATTAAAGTGGAAAAATTACGTGAAAAACTTGCTATTATTGCAGCAGAAGATGCTCCTAAACCAAGCCTAGATACTAAAGAAGAAGAAACAGAACAGCAGATGAAACGTCGTATTAAAAACGAATGTTTACGATTAGTACGTGTTCGTATTGTTTGTATGAATCCAGCTAAGAAAGAATGGCAAGGTGAGATTTTTAGTGTAGGTAATGCGGTTATTGGTACGGTTAAAAACTATGTACCCTTTACTGCTGAAGATGGTTGGCATGTCCCTGCAATTATCTTACAAATGATGGAAGAAAGGATGTGTCAAGTATTCACAACTACTAAAGATTCACGAGGTAACTCAGGGAGAAGAGGTAAATTAATTAAAGAGTTTGGTATTGAGTATTTACCTGACTTAACATCAGATGAGTTAGCAAAACTAGCTGCAAGACAAGCAGCATCTAAATCATTAGAAGATTAATCAATAAGGAACCTAGATAACATGGCAACAACAACAGCAGTACCTATTCTACCAATTACAATTGGTGATCTCACCACATCAAGCTTAACAGGTACAGGCATTTTTGATGTATTAATGCGAGCTAATAAGGTTCACTTAGAGGCAGAATTTACTAAGAATCGAATTAAAGGTGCTGAGTATGCCACTGTTTATTTAGGTTCACTAGAATCTGTTATGAGCACCTCTCTACAGTTCTTGCTTCAAAAAGACAAAGTTAGTTTAGAAGCTCAAATGATTGAGCAACAGGTATTATTAGCACAGATTGAAGCAAGAAAAACTGAGGCAACTATCAGACAATTAGATGCTCAGATCGTTCTTGCAGTCATCCAAGCAGATATTGCTAAGGCTGAGTTAGAAATCTCTAAGGCTAATCTAGTCAAGATCCCTGCAGAAGTTTTACTGCTTACAGCTCAAGCAGGTATAGCGGTACAACAAAAAGTAAACCTAATTGAAGAAGCATTAAATATCCCTAAACAGGGAATACAAATCACAGCACAAACATCTTTGGTTAGTCAGCAAGCATTACAGGCCGTAGAACAGACTAAAGTTGTAGTACAACAGCTGGCTAATACAAAAGCAGAGGAGTTATCTATATACAGTCAAAAACTTCAGACTGAAGCTCAAACAGCAAATCTAAATGCAGACCGACTTAATATTGTTAAGCAGGGATTACAAATAGATACACAAACTGCGTTAGTATCCCAACAAAAAATTAACTTAAATGCAGAAGCTTTAAATATTCCCATACAAGGATTACAAATTGTAGGCCAAACATCCTTAGTAGCTAAACAAACATTACAAACTGAACAACAAACAGAAAACCTTGTAGAAGAAAAAGACAACATTACTAAGCAAGGAGCACATATAGAAGCCCAGACCTCTTTAATAACTCAACAAGAATTAAATCTTTTAGAGGAACTTAATAATATTCCTTTACAAGGAGATCATATCAAGAGTCAAACAAGCTTACTGAATAGCCAAGAATTACAAACTAAACAACAAACGGAAAACCTTTTAGAAGAAAAAGATAATATTTCTAAGCAAGGGATTCAATTAGATGCACAGACCTCTTTAACTACACAACAAGAATCTAATCTTTTAGAAGAATTTAATAATATTTCCACACAAGGAGCACATATAGCAGCCCAGACCTCTTTAATAGTTCAACAAGAATCTAATCTTTTAGAAGAAAAAGATAACATTATTAAGCAAGGGATTCAATTAGATGCACAGACCTCTTTAACTACACAACAAGAAATAAATCTAGTAACTGAGGAGTCTAAGCTAGTTAAACAAGGAACATTACTTGATGCCCAAAAATTACAGGTTGATAAAGAAATACTCTTAACAGGATATAAAGGAGATACAGAGAAGAGACAAACTGTGGGTATTGGTATATATGACTGTGATGGGAAATTGGTAGCTGATACCTTAACTAGAAGTAGTATTATTGAAAGACAGAATGCAGTTATTACAGCAACGGAGTGTAAACTGAGAGCAGAACGTGATGTCCTTGTTGAAACTAAAAATAAAACAACAGCAGAAAAGTTTTTATTAGAACAGAAAAAAGTAACTGAAGAAGCTCAGACTACAGGAGCAAGTGCAGATGCCGAATCCGTTATTGGTAGACAAAAAGGACTCTATGAAGCACAAACAAACGGCTTCCTGCGAGATGCTGAACAAAAGGCAGCTAAGATTGCTGTAGATGCCTGGGCTACCCTATTAATGTCTAATCCTGATTCCAAAATCGCAGGTGAAGGTGTTTCAATGGGTTCTAGAAATGCTGCTATAGACGCATTAATAACACCTGTGAGAGCATCTGGTAAATCAGGTCTTGGATTTGTGGCTACAGAACCTACTAAATAAAGCGAGATACGAACTGATGTATAATAAAGGGAACTTCGGTTTCCTTTTATTTATTAGGATACATATATATGGGATTATTCACGAGTAAAATAAAAACAACAATTACTGTAGCTACACAAGCTATGCGTCTAGTACCAGACAATCAGGTACCGGAATCACTGCGAACTGGGGTAGTTGAAGCTCTTATAAAAAATCAGAATTTATCAGATACAGTAGAAAATAAACTAGTTGAGGGTATTGGTAGGAAAATGCACTTAATCTATAATGCTGCTAAAAAGAAATACTTCTATGGTCTTCCAACGGGGCAATTCCTTGCAATGCAATATGGGGATACTGCTGTTATAGCTGCACTTGCCTTAGCAGAAAAAGTAAAGGTAACAGATATTCGATTAGAGTATTCATACTTTATGCCTCTAAATCTATATCACCAAGCCTGGTTAGAATTAATTAAAGATCATCAATACGACCCTACTACAAATAAATTAGGTAAGCTATCCGCACAATTAAAACAGACTGTTTATTTAGATGACCTAGTATTAAATATTGAAGAGGAAGAATCTCCCTACTTAAGTAATATTACTGATCCCTGGGGTAGACCAACAAAGTCTGAATACTCACCAACACGTGCGTATGCGGGAGACTCTTCATCCTATGTAGATAAATCTACTAAAGTGGTTTATAACAATCCTGTTCCTAAAATAAACAAAGTTACATTTCATGTTTACTATGCATACAATCAAGTAGTTGATCCCGTAACCTCCCCTACATCAGTTCCAGGTACTGTACTCAAAGAGTTTACTCTTACACCCGATATGTCGGCTATTGAAAGTAAGATAGATCCTCTTACAGATGTAGAGACTAACCCCTATTACAGTAATGATTTTTATCAAATTAAGTATGCAGTTAATAATGTAGTTAAATTTATAACTAAGGAAGCAGATTGGTTATCAGATAGAGATAAAGCTGAAACTATATTTACTAAACCACAAGTGTCTACTGTAGAAGGAGGATTATTCCCATTCTTTTATTTACGCTGGGATAAGATTGATCAATCAATAGATAAAACAACTGAAGCATACAAAGACACTAAACGAATCTTAAAGACTGTTGGTTTAGATTATGATTATATGTGTAATCAAATTCATAATGAAGATATCACTGAAAAAACAGGAGAACAGGAAACGTATGTTGATCGCGACCCAATGTCTAGCACATTTGAAGAGACGTTAACTAGAGATAAAACTGCACCTGTTAAAGATGCTAATGGAAAAACAAAGAAGAAAATAAATCCCAAACTTAAAGACGTAAAAAGTATCATAATGGTAATGGCTACCTCTGCTAATTCAACGAATGAAGTTGATATTCAATACTTACATGCATTCTTTAGTCAGTGGGCTACAGATCCTAATAATAAATCTGATGCTGATGTATTTTTAACTGTTGGAAATAACAAGACTGAGAATGTACGTCAAGCCTTATTAACAAATTTAGCTAATTTAGGGGCTGAAAATTATAATGCAATTACTATTCAAGATAAACGTTTTAAAATATCCTTACAGCATCATGGCATTACCATTACACATAGATATGAGCCTGTAAGAGCTAAGACAGCTAAAACATACAGCATGTCCTATGCTAATGGCGTACACACATATACATTTTTAAATTCTGATTTTACTGCCATAGATGTGAAAGTAAAAAAATTAAAGATGACTTACTTTATTGGCTCAGGTAAATCAGCTACCCATAGAGAATCTACTTTAGGACACAATGATGCGGGTGATGGTATTGAGACACACCTATTAGTCCCTATAGATACTAGAATCACAAGTACATATTCATTAGCAAAGAAGGAGGTCCTATATAGTAGAGGACAACACTTAATCTACAACACTGAAATTATTACGAAAACAAAGATTCCTTGGTGGTCAACAGGGATATTTATGATTTTTGTTATCATTATTATTATTGTAATTATTGTATTAGTAGCAATCTTTGCCCCAGCACTTCTTCCGTATATGTTAGCCTTAGCTGTAGCAATGCTTAAGGCAGGGTTTATTGCATTAGCTATAATGACGATAGTTACATTTATTCTTATCTCCGCTATTGTCATGACAGCAATACACTTTATATTAAAAGCTGTAGCTAAGTTAATAGGACCTACAGCTGCATTTATTTTAGCAATTGTAGTAGCAGTAGCAGCACTTACAGTAGGAAGTATTCAAGGATTAAACATGCTTGCTGGAGTAGCAGGTGCAACAATGGCACCAGCTACATTTATATTGTCCATAGCAACGGGTTTAATGTCAGCAGCAAATAATGAGTACATGAATCAGATTCAAAATGTGCAGGATGAGTATAAATCATTCTTAGATTTTACTAAACAGAATGATGTAGAGCTTCAAAAAGCTCAAGACCTGTTAGAAAATAACTCAATCATACTTGAACCATTTACGATTCCAGGAGAGAACCCTGGTGACTATTTTGATAGGGTAATTCACAATGGTAATCCAGCTGTAGCTTGCTTTGATATGTTATCTACATTCTGTGATATATTATTAACCTTACCTACTTTAAACGAAACAATTCACAATACAAAAGAGGAGTAATTTATGGCGACTAACACATATAACGGAGTCTACCAACCACAGATGTATGATCAAAATACAGTAGACCCAAACATGTGGGAACAACAAAACAACGCAGCAAATTGGGGTAGTTATGGTAGCCCAGAATCAGGTTTTAATATGACAGGTGATCCACTATCAGGATGGGGATCAAAAGCTATGGGTCAAGGCATTGCTCTAGGTATGGGGGGCCTTCAAGCAATCAATGGTGGTATGCAGGCATACTTAGGCATGAAGAATTATGGTTTAGCTAAAGAGACCCTAGCAGCTAATAAACAGCAATATTGGAATAACTTTACTAGCCAAGCAAGATTAACTAATGCACAGTTAGCTGATAAACAGGAAGGACGTATAGCTATGGCAAACAGTGCAGGTTATCGTGGAACTGAGCAATCAGCTGCAGACTATGTGAAACAGTATGGTATTAAGGAAGAAGGATATAATCATGGCTGAAATATCATGGCAAAACGTAAATGCACCCTCTAATGATGCTGTATTTAAGGGAATGCTTCTGGCTTCACAAGGAGTTACTAGTGCAGCAGAATCTTTCAAAGATATGGGAACCCAATTAAATAAAGTAAATACAGATGTTATGAAGCAGCAGGATGAGGCTAAGTCATATGCTATTAAATCATTGCTTGCTGGTACTAAGAATGTAGGTGAGGTAGATGCTGTAATGCCTAAAATTCAAGAGCTGTCTGGAAGTATGAATGATAAAGGCAGTGCAGGTACACTCATCTCTTCAATTATGTCAGATGCCCAGAAACAATATACTGCTAGAGAAAGTGCTTTAACGTCAGGATTTAATGCTGATAAAGCTACCATTGAACAACCACTAGAGAAACAAAGACTTCAAGGCAAGACAGATGTTGGATTTAAAAACTTATCTGAGGAGCTTCAAACTTTTGGTTTAAATGCCGGTACTAAATCCAACGAAGATTTATTTAAAGCTAAAATATTAACTGGTTTATCAGATTCGAATAACCAAACATGGGGAGACCTAGAAAAAAGTAAATCACAGATTGCTAGGGCAGAAGCAGCAGCAATATTAGGAATCACACCTGAGTTAGCTAATATTGGTGAAAAAACTGTAGAACTACAGGTTCCACAAGCACAACAGAAATATGACATTGCATCTAATGCTGCTACCTCAGACAAAACTAAGGCATTGATTACAGGACAGGAATTAGAGGCAACAGCGGCAGCAGCTAAGACAAATGCTGAGATAGCACAGAGTAAAGACAGCTATCTTCAGGCTATAGAAGCCCCTGAATTAAGGGCAGATGCTGTAGTACAAAGTGCAGCGGAACGTAGGGGCCAGACTGATGTAGCGTTAGCAACACACAGAGCTGCATATGCCTCTTCTGATGCTGTTAATAAATTTCTTGTAGACTCTCAAGTAGCCCCTGAAGTCGCAGTTGATTTAGCCAATAAGTATAATATTGCTGTGTTGGCTTTAAAGAAAGAAAATAAAGACTTAGATATAGACCATTTGCCGTTAAATGAGTTAAAAACAATTATAGGGGCGTCTAATTTAGACCCAGGTACATGGCTTAATAAAACAAGCTCTAGTGAAATTAAAGAACAACTAAAAAAATATCTTGAATCTGATGAGGGAAGGAAAAAGATTAGTGCTAGTTTAGATACAGACGCTCGATTAGCTACTGATAATGTGAGAGCAGCTTTAGAGTATGAGAATACCCTAGTTAGTCGTAAGCCTAAATTAGTAGCCCAAGAGCAGGAAGCTGTTAAAAATCTAGAGGTTAAAACAGAAAAAGCTAGATTAAAAAAAGAAGCGGAAATAGCACCAGAGGGGGGGGTTTTTGGGGAGCCTTTAAAAGATACTAAGCCAGATGTAAAATCTAAAGTTTTTACTGCTTCTGAATTTACCCCAGAAAAAAATAAAGCACGTGCAGTAGATCAGGCTCAACAACGAGAAGAAGCTCTAAAGAAGGAAGATGCAATTGCACGAGTTACTAAAATAAAAGGTTTAGAGACATTTCTAGCTCAACCCCCTACACCCTATACGGATGTTGGACGTAGAAGGGCACGGCGTGAGTTAGACGCATTACGCCTTTTATCTAAATAATATTCCTCTAACAGTTACCCATTAAAACGGAATCATCATGGCATCCCCAATATCTCAAGATACTTTTACACAAAAAGCACTAGAAGTTGCAGTAGCGGCACAACAGAAAACTGAAGCATTTAAGGCTTATATATTAAGCCCTGAAGCAGCCGTTAATCAGCAAAATGCGCTAGCTGCAGTGGCAGACAGCCCTTGGGAAAAAGGGATGCACAACCTAGATTCGTCCTTTAATCAGGGTATAAACTTGATCAATAAGGATGCTGAAGCAGCAGTTAAACAGTTACAAGCAGACGAGAGATATAGACAAGCTAATCCATCATCAGCAGCAGCTCGAGAGTTATCTGCTTTATATGATGCAGCTAAGGACGCAGAAGGTAATACACAATCCTTTGCCGCAGCCGGACAGGGTATTACTGATGTAGCTAAGAACATCTATCGAGACAGCGCTGATGCACCAACTCTTGGTAAAGGTGCAAATGCTCTATGGGAAAACTTTAAGGCATTAGGGGGTGGAGTTGTAGAGCAAATTCCCAACTCTATTCCTACAATGGGGGGCATGGCTATTGGGGGAGCATTAGGCAGTCTTACAGGAAATCCTTTAGGAACGGCAGCTGGTGTATACACTGGAGCAACATTTGGCAATATGGCATCAGGACAAAATGAGTTACTCCAAAACATGATTCAAAAAGAGGGTGTAAATATTTGGGATAACCAAGAAGCCCAACAGTTTATTAATCAAAATAGAGATGAACTCTTAAAAGAAAATTTAATTAAAAGCGGGGTTATTGGTGCTGTAGATACAGCTACTATAGGTTTAGGAGGTGCACTATTAAATGCACCTTTACGTACTGCTACTGAAAATGTACTAGCTAAACGAATGGCACCAAGTGATCTACTTAATCCTAAATTAGTATCGGATGTGCTGGCTAAACCTGCAATTAAAGCAGAGATTGCTTCTGACGTTAACTTATTAGCATCACAAGCACTAATGGGTAAAGTTAAATCTGCAGCAACAGGCGTAGGCTTAGAAATGGGTTCTGAAGGTTTAGGTGAATACTCAGGTCAATATGCAGCTACTGGAGTAGCAGATCCTAAATCAGCAGTATTAGAAGGAGTATCCTCACTAGGACAAGCTACTGGAACACACATGGCTGTAAGAGCTATGAATGGAGCTAAAGATACTGCTGTAGTAGCAAAAGATGCTGTAGTTGATAAATTAAAAACAACTAAAGAAGAACAACAAGCTAGTACAGAGGAGCAGGCAGGTACGTATGCAGAAGTGAATAAACAAAGCTCTGACCGTATAGCTGCTGTAGCTAAATCAGGTGACATATCAGGAGCAGCAGACTCTAACTCTCCTCTTACACCTGAAGAAGCAATGACTGGATTACATCAACGTGTTATTGATACAAATGCACCTCCTAAGGAAGGAACAACTCCGTATACACCTGAAAAAATAACTGAGATACATGACGAAGCAATAAAAAGTGCAGATGAGCTTGTTGCAGTAGCTAAGAAAAAGGTCACAGATATATCTAAGATATTAAGTGAGGAAGGTCTTAATACCACAATTACAAACCTTCAAGGTATTAAGAAGACTGAAGAGGCAGCGGGTAATATAGAGCGGGTAGCAGAAGCAGATGTAGTCATAAAACTTAAACAAGATCAATTAGCAGCACTGTCAGATCCCAGCATGACCGGATATGTTACGGCATTAAAAGCAAAAGAAACGTCTGCACAAGTAAATTATGACTCCCTTAAATCAACCTTAGATCAGATACACGGAGAAGTAAATTCTGAGAAAAGTACTAATGAGGCAGTAGATAATCTTACACATGCTGACCCTGAAGTAGTAACTAAGGCTAAGAATCGTGTTCTTAGTTTGGCTATGAGTAGTCGATTGACTAAAGCACAAGCAGCAACAGCATTAGCTATGGGTCAAAAAGATATAAGCATGTTCAGTGATGTAGATACCGCTCTCTTGAGAATGACACTAAATAAGCGGAATCAAGGTAAAGATACTAATGCTGTGTCCAATGAGATTTATGATGGATCTTCTAAGAATATGGGTATGCGTCAACATTGGGATGCTATCAATGATCCTACTGCTACACCAGAAGAAAAGACTGCCAGCAAAGCACTATTTCAAAAATTTGTAGAAGGACAAGCTGCAAAAGATGAAGCCATTGTAGCTGCTAATGTGCGTCGTAAGAAGGAAGGGAAAGATAAGATTACTCTTATTCGTGAGAAAGATAGTCAAGTATGGAAACAGTATGCCCCTACAGACCTAATTGATGGTATAGAAGCTCAAGCTGTTCCAGGTAATTATACTGTCGGAGATGACACCTTTCAAAAAACCTTAGCAACAGGCATCAGTCCTTATGGAAGAATACAACAAGAAGTACATGATCTAAAATCAATGTTAGGCCATGTTACAGGTAAGACTGCTGCCCCTACTACAAGTGCCCCTCCACCAATAGTGCCACCTACTACTACTACTACTACTACTACTAATACAAAAGCTACTACTAGTAACCCACCAGTAGTTAAATCAACAGATAGTGTAGGTACAGAAGGAGGTGCTACTGAATCTATTAATAACACAGCTAAAACACCTGTAGGTAAGGAAATTACGGTAACACTCCCAGCTAATGCTAAGAATAAGACAAATATAGCCTTATCTAATATAGCAACACATATTATTGGGGAAGAGGCGAAAGGTAAAAAATCAATATCTGCATTCATTACTAAACAGTGGCGAGATCATGCAACGAAGAGTTCCTTAGATATTGTAAACTCAACAGTTTATTCCAAAGATGATGTGATATTTCTCAATGTGAATAAGGAATTTGACCACAAAAATATAACAAAAAGTGTTAATGCTGGTATTGAGAAAGGGGCAAGCTTTATGACCTTTGATAAAGACCAAAGAGATAAAGATGCTCACAACGAAACAACAGATCCACAGGCAGGTGAAAAACGAGCTGCAGCCTTATTAGAATCTAAAAGCTATACCGAAACACCCCAGGAAACCATAGAAGGTATTAAATACTCACTCTGGACCGCACCTGGAAAGACAAACAGTAGCACTACAGGTACAACTACCAATACCCAAGATCCAGGTAATATTAGTACAGAAGAAGACACTACATTTGAGGAAGATAATACTACCCCAGATCCAGATGCATTAAATAAGATGATAGCTGAGGAAAAAGCAGTAACCAATAACCCAGAAGCAGTAGTTACTACAAGAGTCCCTAATGAAGTCGATAAGTTAGAAGAAGCACTATATCAAAGACACGCTGAAGAGATTCGGGACTTAGGTGATGAAAACGATAGAACAGAGCAAGACATTGAGAAATATGAAAAAGCTCTTGCTGCCTTAAAGATTAAACATGAAGCTGAGATAGCAGAATTCCCTGCCAAATCATCTGAATTATCAAGCCTTATTGCAGGCCGTGAGTATAACCAAACTGATGAAGCTAAAGCTGATAAACGCATACAAGACCGTACGTCAGAAACCCTAATACAAAAATTAGGTAGTACTGTATTAACTAAAACACGAGATGTTATATCCTCAATTAAGTCTATAGCTGCCCTTATTAAATTGAATAAAGGTCAAGATGTAACAAAAGAACAGAATGATGCCTTTAAGCACTTTAGAGACTTAAAAACTGACCTAAGTAATACTATATTAGCTGGTTTCAGTGCACAGGGTTTCACGGCCAAAGGTGGTAATATTGTTAATATAAAATCAACCCCAACAAATGAAAGAAGAGACAGATCTAGTGACCTTATTAATGTAGAAGAGGATGGTACTTTAAGTATAGATGATAACTTAGCTTCTGCATTTGCTGCTAGTGCATACAGCTATATTGTGTCTTTAGAAGGTAGGATCCCTACAGGAGATATGGCTAATGCTCTAGTAGGTCGGAAAGAAAAAAATACACCTGTCGCACTATTGAGGTTATTTCCTGAGGCCACGTCAACACAGAATGCAGCCGCAAATGAGATCGGACAAACCGTACTCAAATTGTTAGCAATTAAAGAGAATAGTGCAACACCTGATAATATTTCACCCGAACTAGCTACGTCTATTGGTGGAAGAGTTATTGCTGCTCTTATAAAAGATAAGTACTTGGAATCTTTTGAAATATCCGAGATGGACATTCAACTGGCTCAGGACTCAAAATACTATAAGGATTTACCACCAGCTCAAAAGACAGCTGATCAGAAGAAACCGCACTCCTTTATTAAATTAGCACAAGGGGCTCCAGTAAATGGTAAAACCAGGTTATCTGATAAGGTATCTGAACTAATCATCTATAATAGGACCTCTAAACAATTTATATCTAAGCTTTTTGACAATGAAAAAGAGGCTGAAATTATACGTACAGAAGCTTTTAATTATGTACAGGACAATAACCATATTGTACCTAGCAGAATTCGTGATGACATAGCAGCAGAAAACAAAGTAGCTTATGGCGTTGCAGCTACTACATCACGTGCCTTCATGGGGTTTAGTGATACGAACCAAGAGCTCATAGCAGGAAATGTTGCTTTATACTCACCTAGTGGAACACATCCACTAGTACATGCTGATCTTATGCCTGGAGTAGAAGCATCTCAAAAAGGCATACTTGATAGCATAAATAAATTAAAAGGATTCATGGCAGGGTACCCCAGTCTTGAAGATATTGCAGTATTCTTTTCAACTGAAATGTACGTACAACAACGTACTGGGATTGTAGGTCAAGTCTTTAATCCTCAGTCTAGTAAAGTTATAAGATGGCTCATGTCCCATAAATCTTGGGAAACAACAATTAAGCTTGATGGATCTGATACTTTAAAGATGGATGTATTTGAGCAATTTGTTGCTGAATCATTAGACCTTAAAACTGCAGCTCAATTAAATGAAGATTTGGATAATAAATACTCTAAATATCAGCCTGCTATTGATGCATTAGTTAGGTTATTAGAACAAGGCGATAACGGAACGCTAACAGAAGAAGATCAATCAATAGTAGTAGCTACTGTTCAAGAAGCTAAAACAGATACACATGCGTTTGCTGGTTTAATGGCATTAGCTCAAAGACAGTTTGCCCAAAATAATGGTGATGATTCTTTTACTACTACCATTACATCAGAATCAGATGGTAAAACTAATGGTGCTGCTATTGCGACAAACCTATTAGGAGCACACCTAACAGTAGAAGAATCTATTGAATTTAATAAACAATTTGGTATTTATACACTTGAAGATGCATTAACCCACTTTGATGACTATAAAAGTAAAGGCGGTAAAGATCTTTATATGAATACTGCTATGCAAGCAGTAGTACGTTTAACAGCAGCCGCCACCAAAGGAATAAAACTAAAAATCACTAAGTATAAAACTCAGCATGTGTTGGGTAAGCAAGTTCTAATAACTCTACGAGCAATAGAACACTTTATTGGAAAAATGAAAAAGGAAAATACTAATGACCCCTCAGATTCATTAAGAGAAGTAGTAAAAGAACCTATATTAATGTTTTTCTTTGGGGCAGGTATCAATACAGCATTAGTTAAAACTAGTTCAGATTTCATAATCACAATTAAGGATGTAATTTCTAAAGCGTATGCATCACGAGAATTAGAGAATGCAGAAACCAGAGCAAGTATTATTACTGCTTTAAATACTATTGCAGCACTACATCCTCAACATTCAGGTACATACACACCGATTCCTGCAAATACATCCGCACTAAAATTAATGGGGTATATACAGAAAGGGGAAAATATTATCCAAGATCCTAGTCCTATCTTTAATCATGGGCTAGAGACAGCAATTAGAGCTACATATGAAATAACCATAGGTAAAAGTATTACTGACTCTATGAAAGTAACCTTTGAACACTTTTTAGAACACACAAAAAAGATCAATACTGCTGTACGTATTATGGGCACAATTGCTGCTAACCAGTATGAAAAACGGGTTGCTGCATCCATAAGTAAAGGAACTCTTGAGTTTGTAAAGGATCAGACAAAGGGAGTCACTATGGAATTTTCAGGTACTCTTGATCCAAATAATATAAGCGATACTCGACGTGCCCTAGAAGGCTTATCTAACGAAGAGATGGATAAAATATTAGACGGTATGATCCTAGAGGGTGGATTACCTATGCTGCCCACAGCTTCATCTGATCCTGATAATATATATACTGGCATGTTATTGATGGAAGACACCAATATACCAGATGATAATCGTAATCATGACATCAATGTAATCACAGGAGCGGATAAGATCCAATCTAAACTATATGCAGCAATGGTTCGAAGATTTGGTCCTATGGCTGTTGCAACAATCTCAAGAATGACTCATTCTTTTGATAGTGCTGTAATGTACTTAGCCCGTGAAAAGGCAAGAAAAGATGGAGTAGTTACACTCAATCTATTCGATGCTGCTGTTGGTGGTATAGATGGTTTGCCTATTATGACTAAATATCTTAATGAGGCCTTCCTTGAACTGATGATAAGTTACTCACCTACTCAAGCACTAGCAGATACTATTGAAAGACAAATAGTATGGTTAAGTAAACAAGACTTAACTACAGAAGAGCTAGACTCTATAAATGACATGGTGGCTACAGAATCAAAAAAACTTGGTTGGACTAATCTTGCCGACATGCATAGAGATCTCCAAGCTCAGGCTATTAGTGTAGATAGAGTTAAACTTGAGGCACTTAACGCAACAGGTAGTGCAAATCAGTATTCTCGTAATGGTGCAGAAGCCCTAGTAACAGATGAATATCGCGAAAGTATCGAAAAGAAACTTTCAGAAATTAATAAGCCTAAAGATATGGCAGCATTAAACAAGGCTACACACAAGTTAGGTATGTCCATAACTCCGTCTACTTTAATAGATACACTACAAAAAGCCACAACATTTGGGGAGATACACGAAGAGTTAAAAGCAGCATTAAGTGTAGAAAAGGAAGAGGCATATAAACTAAAATTACTTGAGCAAATCGTCCCCTTATTACCTGATAATCTGGAGATTTATTACCTGGATCCAGAAGTAGATGGTGAGGCACACACATATAAAGACGATTTAGGCAGATTCATTTCAGACGAGGATGGTCAACGTATTATCATCATGACACCAAAGATGGGGCAAACTGATTCTATAGCAGCTGTCTTACTACATGAGTTAATACATGCTTCCATAGCAAACACAATTGATAAGAGCCAACAAGGTATAACACTCGGTAGTGACAGTTTAAACATCAAAGCCAGAAATGCTATTAACAGTTTGGAGCGTCTAAGGACTTCAATTGAAGAAGCTAATCCAGGTTTAGTAGAGCAGTACGGTGACTTTCTAGCCCAACCGAATGCAGTTACCTCAAAGGAAGCTAAGTTCGCTATGTTACAAGAATTTGTTGCACATGGTTTAACAGATACCGACTTTCAAAAAAATGTGCTCAATAAAATTAAAGGTGTAATAAGTAAAAGATGGGAACAATTTACAAATGCTGTTAAACATCTTCTAGGTCTAACCGATAAAGACGCAACAGGATTACGTACCTTCATAGATGATATATCTGATTTAATTGATGTAGCTAAGGAAACTAAAGAGGTATACCAGGCTAACCTAAATCTCCCTATGAAAGCTAATGCTACGACCAACTTTTCGACCACAGAGACCTTTGATGCCTTATCAAGTAATACAACAGATGCAGCATTTGAAACACACCTTAAATCTTTACTTAACTCTGTAGTTACTAAGCTCCATGGACCCTTTGGTGTTATTAAATCGGCTATTAAATCTAAGAAACTTGATGCTGCTGGAGTGTGGAAAAGAAATGCTTCGGAAAATCTCACACCACTTAGCAAAGAATTAGTTAAATCTGGTTTAGTTACAGATAGTAAACAAGCCTTTGTCATGGAACAGGTATATGCCACTATTGCTGCGTTTGGTAAAGGAAATGAGCTACATACCTTCCAAGCATACAGAGACCTAAGAGCCTTGTATGAATCAGTTAGAACTACCCTCACACCTAATGAATTCTACGGTAGTGACTTTGGTACTACATCAACCAAAGAAGCAGAACACCTTTATGACTCAATCTTTAAAGTTACGTTAAATGCAGAAGGTAAATCAGATTACTTAGCAAGGTTTGCTGCAGTTGGATTAACTAATCCTGGCTTTCATGCGTTATTGGATAAACACGTCGTAAACAAAACCAGTAAAGGTAAACAGTCATGGGCAAAGAAACTACAATCAATCTTTGAGAAGATCTTAGATGCAATACATGGATGGACTAGCACACATGAGTCATCTCTTAGTAATCACCGACTTGATACGTTAATCAGTAAATTAGTTGATACTGAATTATCCTATCAAGCTGTCCTTGAGTTACAACGAGAAGCTGAGGCATCTCCAATACGTGACGTAGAGTCCAAGTTAGATAAGTTAGCTAACGCTGCAGGTAAGAGTGTTATTACTGGTTTAGATTCACACTTCGTTCAGCATAATAGATTTGTACTGGTTCGAGCTATTGCAGGGTTAGTGAAGAAACACGTTTCACACAAACAGCAAGAATTTCTATCTATGATGTTAACACTCCTTAATGACCCTAAAAAAGGAAGTAAGTTAGGTGTCGTTGCTGGTTTAATCAATAACGTAAAAGGATATGATCAATGGGTAGAGCTGTTACGTTTAGGTCGAGATCTCTTAGATAAAGACCGTAAAACTATGATTGATAGTACAACCAAAAATGTCTTGGAAACCTTCGTTAACAAGGGTAAGAATCTTACTCCTGCTGTGAAGAATGCTATTACTGCTGTTGTATTAAAATCCAACATGAGTGCACTCCTTAAAGGATATTCACTTCAAGAAATGCAAAACCTACTAGCTGATCCAACTAAGTTAGAAGAGCACATTACAGCTCAGTCCCTAGAACTAAAGAATGCTCTGACATCTAGTGATGCTACCTATAATCAAATGCTTACTAATGCAGAAGGTCTTGGGTACTACAGTGCTACAGGTGAAGTTAAGGTTAAAGTTCTGAAACGTAATGTGTATCAGATCATTCACAGTTTTGGGGAAGCTAATAATAAACTTACTCAAACCAAGATAGATGAAATTGAGCCTATGGTTTCAAAGTTAGCAACACTCTTTACATTAAGACATACGCCTGAAGTAGATAGGGCTGCTGTTAGTGAGGTAATGAAGATTGAAGCTGCAAGACCTAAAGAAGAGGTCAATGGTATGGAGTATGCGTTACTTATGCACGCTCATTTAGCACATATTGAGTTAACAAATATCTATGACAGTGATCCTTCTAAAGCACCATTTGGTAACATCCATGAAAAGTATAATCCCTTCACTAAAATCCGTGTTGGGGATGATAAAGAAGGAAAGCGATTAAGGGAGCTTGGGTATGAGCAAGTAGGTGAACTACAACGGGATCCAGATGATGCTGATCAGTCTCCAAGACACTATTATGTCCAGCGTGATATGAAACCACCTTCACAAGTAGGTGGGGTTATGCAGATGGGCAGCAATTCGTCTACTGAAGTTAGGGTTACAACAGGGGAACAAAATCTCAATACCCCAGAAGGCCTGAAAGAAGCTGAAGCAAGAGCACACATCAAATCGAAACGTAGTAGTATGAAAGCAGCAACATATGCCATAGCTTTTAATCCTAATATAGCTGAAGCATATATGGCTCCTGAATATAACTCAGAAGGTGTCATAACTAACTGGGTATATCTAATGAGTGAGAATATGAAGAACTCAGTATTAGAAAGACGTAATAGCTTTGATGCTGTGCTAGGTACATTAGCTGGTTCGCTCTTAGGAAAGCAAAGTACTGAAGAACACAATAAAGAAGCTATGAAAGCATTGTTTGATAATTTCACTGCTAGTAATGCTGTTGATAGACAGAAGATGGTAGAAGTAGGTCCTAAATCTGAAGATGCAGAACTGAGATCAATTTGGTATCGACTACCTGAAAAAACTAAAGCAGCTGCATTAGACATATTTGGTAACGAACATATTATGGTTAACAATCAAACATTGGATATGGTATTTGGGTATCGTAAAGTATCTATGGCAGCACCATTTGAAAGAGCTAATAATGAAAGAGCTCATCGCCTTGAAGCAGGTCAGTCTGACAATATAATGGACCTAAAGTCTATTAATATTATTCAGAAGCTGGTTATATCCTTTGTTGAAGAGTCCTTAGAGATGTCCGCTAAAGCACGAGGTAAATCTCCAGCAGAAGCTAAACGGTATGCTAAACGTGCTGCTATGTTTGTAACAAGAGCAGAAGCTGGATGGCAAGAAATTGTGTCTGATATGAAGGATAAAATTGTTGTTGTTAGTGGTACAGTTTTACTTGGTAATATTTTTAGTAACGTATCTAGGTTAATGCTAGAAGGTATTCCATTAAAGAATATGGCACATTACTTCTCAGTGGCCTTTAAAGGGGCAACACAGTATCTTAATGATAAGAAACACCTTGATGCTTTACTACTGAAGAAAGAGTTAGGGCGTGCAACTAAAGAGGATGAGCGACAAATTATACAGCTGCAAGACGCTATCAAAAGAAATCCTGTGACTCCTTTAATTGAAGCGGGTTTACTACCTACAATTGTAGAAGATCTTGATGCAGATGCTGAATTTGGCTTTAGAACACAGCTTGAAAAACAGTTTGATATCATGAGTGAAGGTATTCCTGCCTCAGCTCTAACAGCCCTTAAAGCAGTGTTAATGACTAGAGAATCTGGTGCATATAAAGCACTAGCACATATTACTCAGTTATCAGATTTTGTAGCTAGATATGCGATGTATCAACACCAAATGAATAAAACTAATCCAATGGTACACATTGATGCCGTAGCTAGAGCAAATAGTGCATTCGTTCAATACTCTACGCCTATGCAACGCACTCTGCAGTATTCTGATGATATGGGATTTACACTCTTTACTAAATATTTCTTATATATTCAGAAAGAGTTAGTTAGAATTTCTAAAGAACAACCTGGTAGAGTAATGACGATGCTGTTATTTAATCAACTAGTCCATCTAGGTCCTGTGATTACAGATAGTTCATTAATACACCATGCTGGGTATAATCCACTAAGGGATGGGGTATTTGGATATTGGGATTCGTTATATAAACGGATGACTATTGGCTTATTAGTTTAGATAAAAAAAGCCCCCAATTAAGGGGGCTAATTTGTTATAGGTCTGTTGAATCTTGATCTCTGGCTTCTTTTATGAACATGAATACACCAAAAATTCCTAAACTAAACAACAAAGGAATCCCTATTAATGCTCCCGCAGTCATAATAGATATTCCAATGCCTCCAACAATGCAGGCTAAAAGGAAATATAAGAATCCCTTAATGGTACTCATTAGCTAAAGATACTTTGAGTATCATCAGTTAAGTCATTAATCGGAGCATTAGGAGCCGTAGGTAATACATCAGTAATTTCTAAAGTACCACCTGCAATAATTCTAGTTGAATCAGATTCATCTATAATAGTGACATCAGCAGTTAACCCTAATTTCTGTCTTTGAACAAAATCAATATTGACAGCTTTATTGGAAAGGTTAATACCTAATGTACCAACATATTGGTGTACAGCTTTTAAAATTTCAGCGGAAGATAATTGGATTCTCATAATAATTTCTCATAATTGGGTGATAAAAGCAGGATGATTCATTCCTGCGTATATTGCAGCTAAAGCATCACACATGTGTTCTGCCTTGCCTTCATTAATTACCATCTGACCGTTGGATTTATACATAGGCCATATGGCTTCAGGATGTTTTGCTACAGCCCATTCAATCATTTGTTTCTTAGTAGCCAATCTTGACCCATATCCGGCTAATTTAACCTCGTGAGGTGATACCGTAATAAAGGGTAAATCAACTTGATTAGCAAGGCTTCCTAGTACCCCTAGGCATATTCCAGATGCCATTGAAGCTCTGGCTGATTGACTCCCTTGAGGAATTTCAGCACAGATAATGTCAGCATCTTTAATGAGACTAAGGACATTAGAATAAAGCCAGATAGATGAAGCTAAGTCTAAAAGGTTTTGCTTTTTAGTACTTAAGCTAGATAGGTCAGGTTGGATAACAGAAACAGATTGAACAGTTAAGACATTACTGGCTTGATCTAGTGTAGCAACAACCACTCCCCAATTTCTTAGGGAGGGATCAAGTCCAATAACCTTAAGTAGGCTCGACACTAGGTGTAATAGTAAATGGCATCTCTGTAAGTTCGATTAATGCCACCTCTACACCTGATTTAAATCCGGCTAGGTATTCATTAGACAGCTCATGCTTAATACCAGCTGAGTCTTCAATAACTGTACCTTCAGGTATGTTAAGCATATGGTTTAATACTCCACATTTCTCTGCATGCCACTGATGGAATAGACTATACATCTGATCAATAGATTCAATTGCAAATGAGGTAGGGGATTCTACAACATCAACCTTTTCTTCAATTTCTGACATAATTATTCCTTAAGCAAATAAACTAGATGCAGGTTTTTTAGATACTGCACCTTTAGGAGCGCCAGCAGTACCACCTGTTTTTGTACTACGATCACGAGTAACACCAGACCATTTTTGATCCCATGTAGTGATAAATGTAGGAGCTGAAACACCTGCTTTAATTTCAGTTGTGGTTAATTTAGACTCAGCATTGAAGAACTTATCAATCTCATTTTCTTCTCTGGTTTCACCAGTTGGATGGTATTGACCATCATCACCTTTAGCACTTTTATCTGAGATTTGTTTAATCAAACCAATGGTAATTTCTTTACCTAATAATTCAGTAATCATAGGAACTTTCGTAGGTACTTCAGCTTTTGCTTCTGGGTTATATACATTAATGACTTTCTCATCTGTATCTAATTCAGAAATCTCTTTACCTGTTGTAAGTTTAGCTAATGAATTAGCAATTAAGAAGCCAGGTAAGTAATTCTTCTTGCCATCACGTTCATAATAGTTTTTACATCCTTTAGCTGTACCAGATACAACCCACTGAGTACTACGGATAACTCTATCATCTTCAGTTTTAAATTGAAGAACTAAGCCTGTAGCACCAGATGCTGCTGTAGATAAATATGCAAGGGTTACAGTTGCATTGTAAATCCCTGACTCTAATACACCACCACCACCAACGGAATCTCTTTCATCTTCAATTGAATCGTCGGTAGTTAAATTTGCTAATAATGACATGTTGTTTTTCTCTTTGTTGTTGTGAAAATTAAGAATAGTAAGCAGCTAATCTATCTAAGATCAGTTGCATGTTGTTGTCGGTAAATGTTTCAGGAACACTAAATAATCCAAGAGGACTACGTAATCGCTCATTAACAGTTT